ATTTCTTGAGGAGGTATAGATTATGGGCAAGAACACTTTTCGCCGCATGATGATGCTTCGCGACCACGACCGAGACCGTGAGCCGGAACGTGACCGCCTTGAGGAAGAGCGTGACCGCAGGGAGCGTGAGATGGAACGCCGTCTGCGTAAGTTGGAAGGTGGCAACGACCACTATCCCTACTATCCGCAGGAGGAAAACCGCTACATCGACCCCTACCCTATCCCTCGCTATCCTGACGTAGAGAATGGGCGCAGAATGCCGCAAATCGGCTTCTCGCAGAACGGCGACTGGGATAAACGGTCTGGTCAGTATGAACGTGGCGGTGCAGATAGCCGCTCCATCAAGATGCCACGCCAGCACCTAACCCACGATGAAGCAGAGGAATGGTGTGACAGCATGATAAACGCTGACGGCACAAAGGGCTGTCACTGGACGCTGGAACAGACACAGGACGTTGCCAAACAGCGCAATATCACCTGTGACCCGAATGATTTCTGGGCTGTCATGAACATGATGTACTCGGATTATTGTCAGGTCGCAAAGCGCCAGTCCGTTGACACTCCGGGCTTCTACGCTGACATGGCAAAGGCGTTCCTTGAGGACGCAGATGCCGCAGATGGCAAGGCGTATCTCTACTGGGATTGCATTGCTGATAAGTAAAACAGAACCCCTGTGTAGTTTTTAACGGCTACACAGGGGGTTTTCTATACGTTATAACCAAAAGCTTTCATTATTTTTTCTTGCAGTTGCTTTGCTTTTTCTTTTGCTTCAGCTTCTTTTTCTTCTGGCGTTTGATTGCTCAATGGAAATCTTGGCCTTTTGGGAAGTTGTGCCGGTTTCGGCAAATTCGCCCAGTGTGTTACAATATCGTGCTCTGGTATTATTTCCCCTTCTTCCGTATACACGCTGTCAAACCATCCTCTCCTAATAAAATATGCGGCGTTCACGTAACTTTTCCCTGTATGCCCGTCCTCAACAGAAATAAGATATTTTTCGCAAGTTTGTTCTGGGGGGAATCCTTCTTTCTCGATAGAATGCCAAATTATACATTCCGTTTCAACATAATTGACATTTGTAGAATCCCACCGTTCTTTAGCCCATTCTTCATACGCCAATGAATCTGTTTCACTAGAGTGTTCTACTTCCATCATATTCTTCCTTTCTCCCCTGTTCGGTCATTGTGACTACACAGGGGTTGTTTTATTTTGTATAGTACAATTCCATATCTGCCTTGTACATATCAAGTTGTCTTTTGCTATCCACAAGCGTGTTAAAGCTAAATCCAGCCACAAAAGATACAGCAATGGACAAAATCAAGTGCGCTGCAACCCATTTACCAGCAAAGATAAACGGAATCTGAACTACTACAGCAAAGGCATCGAACAAAAGAACGCAAATGCCACGCTTAACCATTTTCTGTAAACGGATAATACTTTTTTCGTAAAATTCCTTCGAACTCATCATACGTCAATCCTCCAAGAAATCTTTCGGTAATCTTTCCATTCTATCTTGTGCAGTCCTATAAATGATTAGTTTTATCTGTTAAGCAGTTCTTTTATGTAAAGCGTCTCAAAATTTTTCAAATTAGGATGTTCGCTTCGAGCCATCCTCTCTGCCTGTTCTTCAACACTCAAAATGCTTTCAAAGTCATCATCCACATCAATAACATAGCACATACATTCATGGTCGTGCTTTTCGTTCCATCCTTCAAAAAGAACAACGAACTTTTTCATATTGTCAATCCTCCAAGAAATCTTCTTGATTCAGAATTTGATTTGCAATTCGTTCTGTGCATTCTTTGATAACCGTAGACGCGGGAACATTATCTTCATAAGCTATGTTTTCATATTGTGCCCCTGCATATTCAAAGAACCTTTTAGAAAGTATTTCTGCATCCGCACGGCACAACGGCTTTAATTTGTATTGCAACGGAAATCTTCTTGCAAGTGCAGGATCAAGCCTATCAAATCGGTTTGTCGTTCCAATAATAATGACATTGTTCGGCAATCTATCCATTTCTTGCATAATCGCAATAACCACACGGTTCATTTCTCCAACGTCATCTTTTTGACCACGAGCCATACCTACCGCGTCTATTTCATCAAAGCAAAGTACACAAGGCGCAGTTCTTACATAATCAAAGATTCTTGCAAGGTTAGATTGTGTTTGTCCTAAGTGCGAATCAACTAGATTTGAAAATTGAATCCTCAAAAACGGAAGTTTTGCTTTGTGTGCGATATACCTAGCCAGCATGGTTTTTCCACATCCACTTTGCCCATAAAGCATCAATGCAGGCAAATAAGGGATGCCCATTTCATTCAATTTTTCAGATGCTCGATAAATGGCAACAGTTTTCTGCGTTATACTTTTTTCTTCGTTCCTAAGAAGGAATCTTGCTTCCGGAAATTCTTCTGTATCCTCTGCGATCAAAAGATGCTGTAAGTTATATGGCAATTCAATAAATTCTCTTTTGCTTTCCAACTTGCGAAGCATATTTTCTTTGAACTGCTCATCTTTTTTGGATGATATAGAATCCAAAATGATTTTAACGGCTTTTTGCGCGTTTCGCATATCGCCATCGCAAACAAACCGAATAAGGCGTCGTTCACTATCATTCATCTAATAAATCCCCCAACTCAGCTCTTTTTATCCAATACGAACTTTATAAGTTCTTCAGTTTCTTCCAAATTGATGATTATTTCATACCATCCTGCTGAATGCCCTTTATCGTAAGCGTACTCCCAAATTTTTGCCGCTTTCTTTTCTGAAATCCCAAAACCGACTTCTTCTTGAATCGTCTTATAAATCTCTGCGTAGATTTCATCCCTACGCTTCATTTTCTCTTGATTCAGCCGCTTAACTTCATTGTCGTAATCATCGTTGTTCTTTTGCGCTTGCTCTTTGTTCCATTTTACCGACTTATCTTCGTCAAACACAAAATTTGATGGAACTCGCTTGAAGCCATAAAGCTTGCGTCCCATATTTGCCATTGCTTCATATTTCTGCCCAATGTCAATCCATACGTCATTCATCTAAAAAATCCTCCAATTCAATCTTTCCGTCTGCCGCCGCAGCCGCTAGAGCGTAAACGAACTGTCCAATCGTCATACCGTGCCGCCGTGCTTCACGGTTAATGTACTTGCGTTCTTCCTCGCTCATAAGGATGGTAATGCGCTTAGAACGCTTGCCGTCACCGCTTGCAATTCCTTGATGCGATTCCGGCATCGGGATTTTTTTCTTTGTCAAACCAGCTTTAGCCATTGCGCGGGGTACATTGCCCTGTTCAATCAAACGCTGCACTTCTTTTGCCTGTTTCAGCTTCTTTGGCTTACCTTCGCCTAATACGGCATCATTTGGCTGTCTTTCGCTGTCTTTGGCTTGCTTCGGCTTAATGCCGCTTAATTCTGCTTTACTCGGCTGTACATGGCTGTCTCTGGCATCACTAGGCTTAATCGGTGCTTGTTCGGCATTATTCGGCTTTGTTTGGCTTACTTCTTCTTCCTTTGGCTCACTTCGGCTTAATGTCTGTTCCGAAAAAATAGGCTGGAAATCAAACCCGCCCAGCAAGCCTGAGGATTTTTTGCTGGTTGACTTCATCAGTTTTCACCTCCAACGAGATACTGCGCCAACGCCTTGAAATCCTCTGCGCTGGTGCTCTTTGCCGTGTCGCCACTAAACAGGCTGTGCCGCTCTGCTTGTGCCTTACGAACGCCCATAGACGGTCTAATCTTCACGTCCAACAGCCTTGTTCCCATGCTCTGTGCAATCACCGGGAGCTGCTCTACAACCTCTTTGGACAGATTCTCGCGGCTCTTGTACTGGTTCAGAAGCAAACCTTCAATCTTCAAAGTCGGGTTGAAGTATCTGCGAACGTCTCCAATAGTCTGCGAAAGCTGGCTCAATCCAGCAAGCGCATAGCGGTCTGCCGTAATGGGCACGATGATGCTGTTGGCGGCGATCAGAGCGTTTACAAGCGCAAGACCGAGCTGCGGGGGAGTGTCCAGAACAATGTAATCGTACTGCTTAGACACGGAATCCAGCGCTTCACGCAGCCTGAAGTTCTTGCCAATGTCCCGGACAAGCTGCTCGTCAATGTCCTTCAATGCGTTGTCTGACGGCAGAATGTCACCAGCTTCACAGTGCTGGATTCCTTCTTCCACCGTGCCCTGCCGGGTCATTACATCGAACAGGGTACAAACATCCTCTGTTTGTGCGCCGTAGGTGTCCGTTGCGTTGCACTGGGCATCGCAGTCCACCAGCAACACTTTCTTGCCAAGCAACTGCAATGCACCCGCCAGACAGGTGCTTGTTGTAGTCTTTCCTGTGCCGCCCTTCTGGTTGGCGACAGCTATAATTTTTGCCATTTTATCACTCTTTCTTTATTCTTTCACTGGTTCTGGCATCGGCATCCAATGGGTGAATTTCTGATATTTTGTCCTCCACCAACATTTTCCATTCCATTGAGCCGTAATCGTATGCGTTCCACAGAAATAAGGCCCATTAGAAACGCAAGACACAAGATATGTTCCCGGTTCTTCTGGTAGCCTGTCTTTCATACTAATCCATTCCATTCTTTCTCCTTTCTGCATCATCTGCTCAATGCGCTGTATCTAACTACTTTTGCAATGCTTCAATAGAATAGAACGCTGGCATATATCTGTCTATGATGCCTGCCTTGTCCACGCTTCTAATCAGATAACCAACAGGTCTGTCAGGGAACGGCGTTCTGCTCAAGGACAAGATGTCATTATACGCTGCCTTCACCGTATCGTAAACCGCTTCTCTTCGTCTCGGCAGCTTGATTTCAGGATGCTCTTTCTTCATCCACTTCTCAACCACTTTTGCCACGTCAATGCAGTCTTGCTTTTCAAGCTCGTCGCACACAGACCAGTCAAAATCCTCGTATCCGCTTCTGCGGGGCTTTCTGGCGGCTTTTTGAGGTTCGGCCGATATTTCGCTTGCCTGAGCTTCAATCAGAGTCTCAGACGCTTTAATTTTGGGCTTGAACTTGACTGCCACAGCCTTTCGCGCCACAAGAACCGGTTCATAGGTCACCACGATGTCAGACACAGCATTGATCTCGTCTACTGCAACGTCAAGCACTCTTTTGCGAAGGTTCTTGTAAACATCGTAGCTCGCTTCCATTGCACCGAGTTGTTCTCTCAGCTTTTTCAGACTGATTTCATGCGGCTTGTTGTCCATGTTCATCCAATCCCGAAGAATCGAATAAAGCAGGATGCTGTATTGTGATTTCATCCGTGATGTGTAGCGTAGACGATACCGAACGTACCCGCTTTCGGCAATGTCAAAAAAGATAGGGCGAAGGTCAGGGTTGCAAGTGATTGCCACAACATAAGACCTTGTTTCTGGCACATAGTCCAGTTTTGCCCTTGTGAAAAGGACAAAGCTCTCAAACGTCCCCTTCTCTTTGTCAATGGGAATCGACACCGTATTGCCCAGAAAGTGCTTGATCTGCGGCTCAATCCTTCGTGCATCAAGGCTTTTCAGTCCAAGAAGCTCCCTATATTCCGCCAATGTGAACTCTACACGGCTGCTGTTTGGATCTCTCGGGTTTATTCTTGACAGGTAAACCTCTAGCAACCGAAGTTCGCCTGCCGTGTAGTCCCTAAACTTTGCCCACACAAGGGACTTACTTTTTTCGACAAGGTTGTTGTCGGATATTTTTGGCATCTGTTCGCCTCCTTTTCTAGCCTAAAAGCAGTATATCACAAATCGGGGGACAAGTCAACGCATTTTGTCCCCCATGGCTTGTCTTTTTGTCCCCCATATGGTCGTCAAAACGTCCCCCATGCTTTGTCATTTCGTCCCCCATGCTTTGTCATTTCGTCCCCCATCTACCTATTATATATTAAACAAGAAATAAACAAGAGGTTAAATATCATCGTTAAATAGGAGATGACGATAATTTTCAACAATTTCTTTATTTTCCCATTCCAGCTTGTGGATAACTCAACCTTCCATTTGCTAAATAAAGTCTTTCCAGCAATGATTAGTTTTATCTAACGTGTACAAAAAGTGGATGAAAAGCTTTTAATTCAATGCTATGGGGGACAGATTGACGAGCTGCTTAATTGCAAGCTACATATTCACGATAATGCGTTGTTTATTCCGCGCAAATGTTGTCGATTTATAGCCTATGGGGGACGGATTGACAAGGTAGATTTGCCCGATAGGTGTACAAAAAATGGATGAATGTGGACAAAATGTTCCGCAAAAACTGCGATAATTCGACAATCAGCCAGTTATATTATTTGGATTCACGGTATAAGAATCGTTGGACTTCATAGCAGCTTCCGTTCCGGCATCTTGTGCCTGATAAAGAATCTCCATCTTCGGGGCGGTTCCGTTCGGGTCTGGGTCTGTCCCGGTAGCCTGCGCTATCTCATAGTTGCCCGATACCATCCGGCAGACAGAGACCCTATCTTTCAACGGTGTGTGGAGGTTTGCCAGAACCTCCGTCAGCACACCGATGTGGTCTGAACCGTGATCTCCGTACCGCATATACAACAAGGCATCTATTTCGTAGGAAGAACACTCCATCATGGCATCTATGAGAATCTTACGCTTTTCCATGCTGGAAAGGTCGTCCTCCAGATGTTCCAGCAGCCCCGGATGAATGCAAGCGTCCATGTATCGAGCCACCGATACGCCGCAGCAGGTAAACCAGCGCATAGCCATCGGAAGGGAAATGGCTGCCAGACCTTGCTCCCAATTTGCTATCGTGCCACGATTCACGCCCATCCGTGCTGCCAATTTCTGCTGGCTCAAACCGGAACACATTCGAGCTATCTCTAATGCTTTGGCTGTTCTTACTAAATATTCATCCATAAATTCTCACCCTTTCAACAAAATCCGGCAAAACTGCTAGGTTCGACAAGCCAAAAAATGGAAAAAGCTGCTATGGAGAACCAACAGCAGCCTATGTTATAACTGTATTGTCAAAAAATTCCAAAGAGGAAGGGAACAAAAATGAAAGAAACTGTAATCTGGAACCATGAACGTATGCCGATCATCGACGGAATGCCCGCTAGCGTTCCCGATGGGCAACCACACACACCTGAACCATGGGAGGAAAGCTAATGATCCGAACCGTAGATGATTTGATTGTCCCATACGCTCGTAGACGGACGCTGGAGCTTGTCATGAGCCTTTCTGGGTACGAAGCTGATAAAGATGCTTACCTCGAAGCAAAAGGCATTTTGGAACGTGCCGTAGCCGCCTTAGACGATGGACGAGACCCGGCAGACAACATCGAACGCATTGACGGACAGCTCGTAGAGCTGTGATTGGAGGAAAGATGGACTTTACGAACGGATTCTATAAAACCGAAAACCCTGTCGTTCTTGAAGAAGTGAAAACTTTCCTTCAGTCAATGGAAAGGCGTGGAGCAACCGTAAAAGACTTGGACGATGCCATTGTGCAGCTAAACAATGTTTCGCACAGTATCAGCACAAATGCGCTCGTCAAAGCAGATGTGATTGACAAGCTGCCCGAAAATCCCTTTCGTTCCATGCTCAACGGAATGTTACAAAGCAAAGGGTAACTTAAATTTAATATGGCTCTTAATCATTGTCATTGCAATTTTTGGCTTCCCTGATACAAAGTAATGGATGTGAAGAAAACACTCGATTTTCACAAGGTTGTTAAAAACGCATTGACTTGACAACTGAAAGGTGTATAATCATATCAAATGAACGTCCGTACTTACCGATCGGGAGGATATGACACAATGAGTGAACAGGAAAGAGCCAAGATTGACCGATTTATTGCATGGCTGCTGGAACACCCGGAAAAGATTCCGGCAGCAGAGCAAGCCCTAGACCTAGAGTAACAGAAAATCCCTTGCGCAGAGCTATACCAGCCCGGCACAAGGGATTCTTTTATTTTACCGGGTATGACCGTTACATCTTTTCGATCAGGTTCATCAGCGCCTCACGCTGTTCCTTCGGCATGGATTCAAGTTTTCTTCTAATCTGCTCCAATGCTGCATCGGCTTCACTTTGCGGCTGCTGGGGCGGGTTTTCTTTTTGGTTGCCAGTAAGAAGATAGTCAACCGTAACATCGAAATACTGTGCTAGCTTAACGGCATTTTGATTGGTCGGCTTTGCATCGTTTCCTGCATTTGCTTCGGTTCTCCAATAGCTATAAGCAGATTTCGGAACGCCAGCTTCAGTCAAAGCACGAGACGGCTTTACTCCCTTTTGCTCACATAGCCTTACGAAATTGTCAAAGAACACAAAACATACCTCCAGTGTTTGTACAAGATGACAAAGTTCTACCACTTGAACAAAAACACTTGAAAAGTTCTACTACTTGTGCTTTAATAAGGCTACCGGGTTCAATCGGTAGAACAAATTAAAGACTTTGAACAAATAGAAGAACGTTCGATAATGTTTTTGCTTGACACCATAATATTATCATATTCTTTCAAAAAGTTCAAGTACTAGAACAAGAAAGGAGAAAAAATTTGCTTCCTAAGTGGACAGGCGATGTTGTTGGAACGCTTCACGTTAACAGCATCGAAATCAGAGAGCTTGCTGCAAAAATGGGATGCGCACCGGAATACTTGGGAAAAATCCTGAACGGTAAGCGTGAGCCTAAAAATGCGGAAGCTAAGGTTAAAGAAGCTCTGGAAGAGCTGTTGAAAGAAAGAGAGGGAAAATGAGTGGCATGAAACAGATCATCACCTTAAAGGTAGACCTTGAACACCCGGAAAAAGCGCACCACGCCATTGACGAGGCGACAAAGACCTACGAGGAAAGCAAAACGTGCTGGGATGCCTTTGAAATCAACGAAGCCAAAAGCAGAGCACGAGACATTTTGTACAACCTGTGCAATGAAGGCTACAGTATGATATGGACGGTCACGGATGGCGCTGTCGGCCTGACGATCTGGAAAAGTTTTAAGGAGCCTTCTGTTGGTCAGTGCTATATGCCAAAAGAAAGCCTGTTTGACATCTGGGTCGAAAAGCTAGTTGCGCTGTGCATTGCCACAGGTCAGGAAGTCCCGAAGTTCATCACAGACAAGGCTGGTGAGTGCTGGTGATGAACTTTCACAAAGCGCCAAGTCGCAAGCGGCGGCTAAAGCTGGCAATGGCAGCGGGCGTGCCCCGGAACGAAGCCAACAAGGTGCTCTGGTTTGAGAAATCTATCAACCATTGCTTTGAACGTCACAATCGGGAAGCCAAAAAGGCAGGTAAACCGAATGAAGATGGAGATTAAATATTGCGAGCGCTGCGGAGCTTTTTTGGGTAGGGTAAACCCACGCAAAAAATATTGCGCACAATGTAAAAGAGATGTCTCGTGCGAGCAAAAGCGCGCGAGACGTAAAGCATTGAGTTCAGGACGTGGGTTCACTCCAGTAAAAACCGTATGCCAATGGTGCGGTAAGCCAATGATTAAAATGTCTGCGGCACAAAAATACCACAAAGATTGCGCGAAAGATGCAGCCTTTGCAAGCATTGCAGAACATCAAAAAATACGAAAAGAACGAAATCTGAATAAGAAAGCATTGGAAGAAAAAAAGATTCCATCCATAGGACAAGTTCAAGCACTTGCTGATAAAATGGGCAAGCATTACGGTGAGGTGTCACAGATGCTTGCAACAGGGGAGCTGACTTATGAATGGTAAATACTACGGCCAGCGGGAAATCCGCTGGCACAGCCGTGAAAAGGAACGGCTGAAACGCATTCGAAGAAAGGATAAAGATGAAAGTATTTGTAGAAATCGCCCTGATCTGGGGCATTGTCTTAGCGTTTATTCTCGCAGTGTTTCTGCTGAACTTCTGGCTGGTGCATCACATCGAGCTTTTGGTCGGAGCTAAGGCGACATGGTACATCATAGGTGCTGGCGCTTTGATGACAACTGGTTGGATTTTCAGACGCAGAGAACCAAAGAACACAGAGGAAAAGGCATGACACTGGAAGCCGCCCTTGAAGAACGTGATATGAAGGCGTCGGAGCTTATCCGTAAAAGCGGCGTGTCGGCCCCAACGATATACAACATAACAAGTCCGAATAAAGCGCCGTACAAAACGGGCGTTAAGGCTGATACGCTTGCAAAAATAGCCAAAGTGCTAAATGCAATAATCGTGATCGATGCAAGCAAACCATTTTTATTCGATATCATTCTGAAAGAAGGGACAAAATGAAAACCGTAAAAGGAAACGTGCTTACCATACTTGGTATCGTCGCCGCAATCGTAGCCGTTAGCTGTGGCGATACAATAAATGGATGCGAGAGTACAGTACAGATGCTTGGATGGGCATTTGTTTCGCTGATGTTACTAGCCACTGCCCTGGTTTTGTGCGCGCTTGGAGTGAGCGCGGAAAAAGAGCATGAAGATAACGAACGGATGGGGAAGCTGAACCGCATTCCCGCTCATACTAACAAGTGGAGGGATGTACGGTGAAATGCCCAGTGTGCGGTAGCGACAACATTACAACGATTGACAGCCGGTCAGACCATGACAGCATTGTTCGCCGCAAGAAGTGCATTGCCTGTAACCACCGGTGGTCTACCATCGAAATTGACAAAGACCAGTGGTACAGTGCTTTGCAAATCAAAGAGGAACGTAAGAGAGGGAGACCAAAAGATGATTAACCTTGACAGATTCGGCGGCATGATCGAGCCGGAGGACGGCGTGTGCTTTATGACCAACGAACAGATGGCAGAAGCCAAAGAAGCTGACCGTATGGCTGAGATTGAGGACTTGCAGTCTGAAATTGACGACAGGGAAGCGGAGTTGAAAGACCTCCGTGCACAGTTGGCAGAACTGATGGCTGGCTGATTTTGTACAGCCATATTAAGCCAAAGTAAGAACAATGAAGCCTAATGAAGCCGAAGAAAGGAAAGAAAAATGGGCAAATACAAGAAAGAAATCAAGCACTGCGAAAAGTGCAATAAGCCGTTTTCAGTGTTCCAAAACAGCACGGAAACTCTTTGCACAAGCTGCAAAAGGAACAATTTGGAGGAAACGCTCCGCAAGCACGGTCACGCACCGCAGCATACGCTTGTCAGGAGCCCTTATGACGGATTAAAGGAAGCGTTTGCTGTCGAAGATGCCGCAAGAAGGGCTTCGTGGGACGAGAACACAAGCATTGAGAAAACTTGTCGCGACTGCGGCAAAGCATTCGAGATTTCTCGCGCAGAGCGCATTTTCTTTGAATCGCATAACATGGCATTGCCTAAGCGTTGCCCGGCTTGCCGTAAAGCGAGAAAAGAAGCGAGGAAGGAGAACAACTGATGGCAGTATTAGTAATGGTCTACGGTCACTCTGGTAGCGGCAAGTCCGCTTCGCTTCGGAACTTTGACCCTGAACAGGTGGCGGTTATCAACGTGCTTGGCAAGCCGCTACCGTTCCGTAGCAACATGAAAACCTATATCACCAACGACTATGGCAAGATTGATGCCGCAATCCACAGCACCAAGCGTAAGTCCATCGTCATTGACGATGCCACCTATCTTATGACCGGCGAGTTCATGCGGAACGCAAAGGTTGCCGGATACCAGAAGTTTACCGACATGGCAGCTAACTTCAACGCCTTGCTGATGCGGGCAAAGGAACTGCCGGACGATGTTGTGGTCTACTTTTTCGGCCACAGCGAACGTGACGGAGACGGTGGCGAGAAGTTTAAGACCATCGGCAAGCTACTGGACGAGAAGGTCTGCGTGGAAGGGTACTTTACCATCGTTCTGAAAACCGTTGTGCAGGATGGGCGATACCTGTTCAGCACCCGCAATGATGGGATGGACACCGTGAAAACCCCTCTTGGAATGTTTAACGATGCGCTGATCGAGAACGACCTCGCTGCCGTAGACAAGACCATCCGTGAGTATTACAACATCCCGGTTCAGCCGGATAACAAAGGAGAGTAACAGATGAAAAACATCAACTGGAATGACGTGCAGGAAGCCACCGAACGCCGTGACCTGCCTGTTGACGGCTATGTTGCCGGTATCTGCAAGGCAACGGACGAACCCGCAAAGGAGCGCCTGAACATCGAGTGGGAAGTCGCAGAGGGCGAGTTCAAGGGTTACTGGCGTGAGCAGACTGCTTCCCTTATCGAACGTGGCAAGCTGAATCCGGGCGAATGGGCATGGGGTGGCAAAACCATCAAGAGCTACAAGGAAAAGGCGCTGCCGTTCTTCAAGGGCTTCATCACCGCTGTGGAGCAGTCCAATCCCGGTTACAAGTTCAACAACGATGAAAAGACCCTGCGTGGCAAGCTGGTCGGTGTGGTTCTCCGTGAGGAAGAATACATGGGCAACGATGGCAACATCAAGACGAAGCTGGTCGTTGACCGCTTTACCAGCGTGGATAAGATTCGTTCCGGCGATTATGAGGTCAGACCGAAGAAAACGCTGTCTGGTGGGTCTGGCTCCGGCTACGCGCAGGGCGGGAACGATGACTTCTCTGCGATTGACGATGATGGTTCGTTGCCATTCTGATTGGAGATGCGCATGAATCAGGAAGAAAAAACGCATTGGACGCAAGATAAAATCTTGCTGTATGTGAAAGCCTGTATGTCTGCCACTGGTTTAACCAGAATGCCATCAAGAAGTGAATTGAGCGAGTATTACGGAAACGACAAGTTGACAAATGCAATTCGCCGTTTTCCGGGTGGCTATTACAAAATAGCTGAAATCCTCAATGTCGAAATGAAAGAAAGCGAAACGCAATTCGGAAAGTATGGCGAAGACCTTGCTACAAAACTGCTGGAAGAACATGGATTTTCGGTTGAGCGAATGTCAACTAGATACGCCTATGACCTTTATGTTAATGGAAGCGTTAAGGTTGATGTGAAAACGGCAAGGCCGAGCAAAGCAAATAAGAGTTTTTGCTATTCGTTTAACCTCGAAAAACGCTTTCCGACTTGTGATGTTTACTTTTTGATCGCAAAGAGCGAAGAAAAAGAAAGCATCTACATAGTTCCTGCATCTATCAACCAGACGCAGATTGGGCTTGGCACTGGAACGACCGTGTATAGCAAGTATCAAGACCGATATGACATTATCGCTGATATGAGCAAGGCTTTTGCTTCTGCAAAGTCATGACCGCCTACCTTATATAAGAGCTGTGCTATCTGGCTTGACTGGCGTTTGGAAAGATGAAACACTTGGGCGACATCACAAAGATTCACGGCGACCAGATAGAGCCTGTGGATTGTATCACGTTCGGAAGCCCATGTCAGGACTTGTCCATTGCTGGACGCAGGGCTGGACTTGCCGGAGAACGCTCCGGGTTGTTCATGGAAGCGGTTCGAATCATAAAAGAAATGAGGTCAAGCACAAATGGACTGTATCCAACTTTCGCTGTTTGGGAAAACGTGCCCGGAGCTTTCAGTTCCAACGGAGGAGAAGATTTCAGAGCCGTGCTGGAAGAACTTGCCCGCGTGGAACAACCAGACGCTTCAATTCCTCGACCTTCGGGTAGGGGGGGCAGATGGAGCAAAGCAGGAGCAATCGCCGGAAACGGATGGTCTCTGGCTTGGCGACAGCTTGATGCTCAATATTGGGGAGTCCCCCAAAGAAGAAAGCGTATCGCTCTTGTCGCAGATTTTGGAGGTCAACGTGCCGCAGAAATACTATTTGAGCGCACGGGCGTGTCAGGGAATCCTGACGAGAGCATCAAGGCGTGGAAAGAAGTTGCCGGACTTGCTGCAAATGGCACTGCTGGAAATGATCGAGTGGTGGGGCAAAACGCCTACACCCTGAAAATTAGAGGTGGATGTGCTGGCGGCGGAAAGGGAGCATTGGTACAGACGGAAAAAGTGGGAACGCTTTCAACGTTGCAAGACCAAACTGTGTTTCAACCGATTCGTGTAACGGAAGCAATCCCAATAAATACACAGATAGCGACACGGTATATTTCCATGGGAGAGCGCACTGGGCTTGGGATTGGCGAAGATGGTGACCCAGCATATACGTTGCAGGCAAATCATGAACACGGCGTGTGTTATTGCATTGCAGGAAATATTGTTGACCGTTCCGATACGGCAGGGGCGAACGGCTTGGGCGCAAAAGAAGAAGTGGGATATACGTTGAACACAATAGACCGTCATGTAGTTGCATATTCCATAAATCCGTTGTCAAGCAACAGCATGAAATCGGCAAATCCGCACAGTGGGTTCAATGAAACAAATGTGAGCAAAACACTAGACTGCTCTGACGCAAACCCAACGAAGAATCAAGGCGGACTTGCCATCGTTCAGCCGATGCCGATTCAAAACAAAACAGGGACTCTTTCGCCCGGCGCTCACGCTGGAAGCTACAATGGACAGGATGCTTACAACGATATGTTGGTAAGGTGCAGAGTTTTTGACGCAAGAGGAAACGGAGATGGAAAAATCGTACCGACAATCACAGGCGACCACGAAAACAGAATCACAGATTACACGGCTATCGCTATCGAACGAAAGACCTTCAACGAACAGTCGTTCAGCAGTTACAAAGAAAGCGACAAATGCTCAACCTTGAAAGCAAAAGCGGGAAACATCGGCAATGGCAGCGAATGCCTGATTGCCGAGAAAGCCATCCGTTGGATTGTTCGCCGCTTGACCCCTGTTGAGTGCGAACGATTGCAAGGTTACCCTGACGGATACACCGATATTGGTGATTGGATAGACAGTAAGGGAAAGAAGCACAAATACGCTGACAGCCCACGGTACAAGGCTCTGGGCAACTCCATCGCCTTGCCGCAGTGGTTCTGGTTGGTGCAGAGGATGCGCCCTTACCTGAAAGAAAAGCCCACGCTGGGAAGTCTGTTCGATGGTCTGGGCGGTTTTCCTCTGGTCTGGCAAAGAGCATATGGTGAGGGTACTGCACGGTGGGCAAGCGAAATCGAAAGCTTCTGCGTAGCTGTAACAAAAAGGAGATTTGGCGAAGAATGATTACCTGTTGTCTCAACTGCCCATCACGCCACCAAGCCCGCCACGACACCTGCGAGAAGTACAAGGCAGAAAAGAAGGACTTCGAGGAACGCAAAGCTTTCGTGTATGAGCTGAACCACAGTCAGAGCGTGTACCACCGTGACTACGAGGACAAGCACCGGGAACGTGGCAAGAAACGGTTTCTCGGAAGTGAATTTAGAGGTGAACGATAAATGGGAGCTTTTATTGCAAGACAGCCTAATGGCCTGTTGTGCAGGTTTTCTTCGGTTGTAGATTGCATTACCGATTACAACATGACCGAAGATGAATACATCGAAATGTGTGCAGAAAAAGCACGAAAAGAAGCACGAGATGTTCTTGACCACTATATGCAACCGTTTGAACTGGTGGACAAGCGATTCTACCCGAAAAACATGACAGTGGAAGAACATAAGCGAATTATGAAGGAAATGGAAAAGCCCGCTGACATAGCAACTCATATTCCATAAATTTAGAGGCGAACGAGGATGAATAAAAGAAAGTATAAGCCGGGCTGTTACATCATTTCTCTTGATGATTTGATGAAGCAGGAATTTGTTTACTGCGCCGGAAAACTTGTTCACAAAGGCTGGTTTGGTAGTTGGCAACTGCGATATGCAAATAGCGAACTTGCTCGACTGCGTATCAGAGAAGCCAAAAAAATCGAGGACAACGAATGAACATCGGCAAGCAGTTTGAAGCAGACTTCAAAGCATCCGTTCCATCCGATGCATGGTGCTACCGCCTGAAAGACAGTGCTGCCACCTACTACGGTGGCAACGAAAACCTGTCGTTTTCCATCGACAACATCTGCGATTTCCTTGTGTACCGATACCCGATGAACCATCTGTTTGAACTGAAAACCATTGAAACGCCCTCTATCCCTCTGGAAAAAGTGTTCGGCAAGTACGACAAGGCAAAGTGTAAATACCGCAAGGAAAAGCACATTACTGACATGGTGGATGCAATGGGATACAGCGGTCAGACCGCCCATGTGATAGTCAATTACAGAGCGGTCAACCGCACCTTTGCAATCCATGCCAGCAAGGTTCTGGCGTTCCGTTACAACGAGAGCCGGAAGAGCATCCCTTGGCAGTGGGCAGAGCAAGAAGGGATAGAGGTCAAATCAAAAAGGCTGCGTGTCCATTGGCGGTATGACGTGGATGGGCTGCTAAAGAGATTGGAGAAAGAGAATGATAATGGTATGCGATAGATGCGGTGAAACATTTGAATATCCAGAGTTCTCCATAAGTGAGCGGACACAAAGAGTAGAAAACAATTCTATTTGCAGGTGCATTACAAAGAAAAATAGGAAAATTTTTATCTATTCAGATGACCCGTTTTTTCTTTGTCCCTCTTGCATGGCAAAGCTGAACGACTGGCTGAAAGGAGAACAGAAGTGAGCAAGAAAGTTTTAGACATTCTGCCCAAGACGGAAATCTTAGCACAGTTGGCAGAAGAAGCATCCGAACTGGCACAGGCTGCATTGAAGCTGCGCCGTGCGCTGGATGGAACGAACCCGACGCCAAAAGATATTGAAGAATGCAGATACAATATCTTAGAAGAATTTGCGGATGTGCTAAATTGCATTAACGCTTATTGTTGCGATGATGACTTTGTATTTCACAATTTCACCACGAGAGCAATAAAGATCAGGCATAAAAAGCTCGACCGCTGGCTCTCTCGCCTTGAAGCAAAGGAGAATAAAAATGGCTGAATATTATGTTGGATGTGGACCGTTTGGAAATGTCTACGTTTGGACTTATTCCCCACCCCGCAAAGATGGCTTACAGGCGTGGCGAAGCGTGAAGGAGGTAACAAGCGAAGCTATTGAAGCGGTCGTCAATCATTTTATCATTAAAATGGAGCATGACGGTAAGAACAAGATTCAAAAGGCGTGGGGAGTTCGTGGCGGTAAAACGCTGAAAGTCACGTTTGAACTTTCCCCCGGCAAGGAGATATAGATGAATAAGCGCAGAAATCGCCCCTCGTCCGGCAAACAAGCGATGTCAGCCAACCTCCGCAAAATCGCACGGCAGAACCAGTTGTACGGCTTCCGCATGGCTCTGGATGGCATTGCTGCCACATGGGGCGCACTGATTCAGAACCTTCGGTGCGATGCAGACCTGACCGATGAACAGGTGCAGAAAATCATCCGCATCGGTGACAGGTACTGGGAGATGGTCGGCAAGTTCAAAGAAGAGGATATGACCCCTGACGAGTTTGCAGATTACATCACCGCAAAGTCAGAACAGGTCGAAAAAGAGCTGAGAGAAAGGTGGAGCTGATGGATAAGGAACGACTTGCCATCGCACGGTTACAGGACGCTGCACGGCTATCCGAGCATCGGTACAAGAAACAGCTCATGGTCACATACTCTGGCGGCAAGGATTCACAGGTGCTTGTAACGCTGGCTGAACGTGCTGGAATTAACTTTGAGGTGGTCAACAGTCACACCACAGCAGATGCGCCGGAGACGGTCTATTTCATCCGTGAGCAGTTCAAGGCGATGGAAGAGCGTGGAATCAAATGCTCCATCGTCATGCCACGATACAATGACAAACCAGTGTCCATGTGGACGCTGATTCCTCAAAAGCTGATACCGCCGACAAGACTTGTGAGATACTGCTGTGATGTTCTGAAGGAAAACACGGGGAAGAATCGGTTTATTGCCACAGGCGTCCGGTGGGCAGAATCTGCACGGCGCAAAAACAGTCGCGGCGTGATGGAGCTGATGCACAAGGACAAAGAGAAGCGCATCATTCTTATGGGCGACAACGATGAAAAGCGGCAACTGTTCGAGACCTGCAACCTTAAGGGAAAGATGACCGTCAATCCAATCGTGGACTGGTCTGACGATGACGTGTGGGACTACACGCACAGCGAACGCTTGCCTGTTAATCCATTGTATTGCGAAGGGCAGAAGCGCGTTGGTTGCATCGGCTGTCCAATGGCTGGTAGGGGGGGCAGACAGCGCGAGTTCATGCGCTGGCCCGCCTACGAGAAAATGTACATCTCGGCGTTTGGGCGAATGCTTGGTGTCAGAAAAGCAAAAGGTTTGCCGTGCGACTGGCAGACCGGCATGGACGTTTTTCGCTGGTGGATGGAAGATGACAACATCAGCGGTCAGTTGAGCATGGACGATTTGATGGAGGATAACAATGTTTGAATTTGCAACTCGCTGGCTGGTCTGCCTAGTTCTGCTGGCGGTGGTAGTTCAGTCTGAACGGACAATCAAAGACATGGCAGACAACCTGTTTGAAGAACGTCAGGCAATGCTTGTCTGGCTGTTCGTCAACGTGTGTCTGGTCGTTTGTACGGCTGTTGTGATGGGGTGGAAATGATGGACAACGAACTTTACTGTCCGATGAAGATGACCAGCAATCCGCTTGGTCGGTGCGTATGCGAGAAAGAAAAGTGCGCTTGGTGGATGTCAAACGAAAACTGTTGCGCCGTCCTCAATATGTCAAAAGCCTTAGATTACATGGGCGATAGACTTGTTCACTATTAAACCGAAACGAGGTGAGAACTCTTGGCAACACCCCCGAAGCGTGGTCGTGGCAGACCGCCACTGACAGAAGCTGAAAAGAAAAAGCGTGAGAAGCGGGCGCAAAAGGCGAAAGAAGAAGCCGCTGCGAAGCGTGAGAAAGAGCGAGAGAAGAAGAAACAACAGATGCTTAACAAGCGGAAATCTATCCGCTCACAGGTGAGTAAAAAGGTGAAAGAACAACAGGAGTTGGCAATCGAGAAGTCGAAGATGATGAATACAGGCGATTTGCAGTCGAGAATCGGTGATGAAGAGGACAAGAAGGTCATCGGCATGATTGCGGCCAAGTATTTTGGCGACCTTCCAAGCGTGGATATGAATAACCCGATTGAAGTGCAGCAACGTCTTGACTTCTTCTTTGACGCTTGCATCGAAGCCAGAATATCCCCTGTGGTGGAATGGATTGCACTGGTGCTGGGCATCGAATGGGTGAGCCTGAAACAGATTATGGCGGGCAAACGCCGTGATGACAGCTTACAGCAGAAGTACATCCTCAAGCTGATTCTGCAAATGCAGTCCATGTGGGCTTACAACGGTATGTACGGTCAGGAGAACCCGGCAGAGTGGATTTTCCGAGCCAAGAACTATTTTGGTATGCGCGACAACGTGGAAGTCACCGTTGCGCCGCCTGAACAGCCGTTGGGCGATGCCCAGAGTGCAGAGCAGTTGGCTCAGAAGTACCAGACGGCTTTGCCGAAGGGGATTGACGTGGAGTACAAAGAGGTGGCAGAAGAGGTGGTCAAGGATGAATAACGGCGATTTTATCCGCTCCATGACGGACGAAGATATTACAGAAAACTTTACGCGGGGCATCTGCGAGCTTATCAAGCATCGTGACCCGGAGCGTTGCCAGAACCGTGAGCATTGCTTTCATTGCGTCAAGGACTGGCTGAAAGAGAAAAACAAAATCATGGTGAGGGCTGATAAATGGGAACTTTGATTGACTTCTCCGACCCATGCCTACGCACGTTTTTGCCTGTTCTCTTGCAAGACCACACAACAGGCAAGAACATCATCTGGGCGACAGACCCGCCGCCCGAACTGGGCGTTGGCTTTGCGGATGAAATCACACTGGAACAGCTGGACAAGGTTCAGCTTGTCCCTCGTGTGCAGAAACGGCTTGCAGACCAGAAGAAGCGAACCAGCAAGAAAGCAGAGGTGTTTACGCCGACTTGGGTTTGCAAGAAGATGGCAGACGTTGTAGAGAAGGACTTGGTGGGCGAGGACTGGAAGGAGTACATCAGCAAGACTTGTCTTGAAGTCACCTGTGGCGAAGCACCGTTCCTTACAAGCCGATACGACACCACGACAGGTCAGATGATTGCCGTGCCGGACAGAATAGGTCTGCTGGATAGGAAGCTGAATGTTCTTGCAGAGCAGTTCCATGACTACGATATGTGGATGTGCTGGGCAATCAGCGCCTACGCATCGACATACAGTTATGAGTGGCAGGGAGACAATCTCTTACTGGCAAGGTGCAACCTGTTCTTGACGCTGATTGAGAACTTTAGGTATCGGTTTGATGCTGAAAAACTGGAAATCGGCTTCATGCCCATTTTTCTTGATTGTATCGCAGATACCATCTCGTGGAACGTCTGGCAGATGGACGGTCTGAAAAAGACCGTACCCGGAACGGACATTCCGTGCAAAATCAAAGACTGGAAAGCAGACAAAGAAATCCTGTTTAAGGACGTAATGTAACATGGCTGTTTTAATAATTATTGTTGGCATTGTGTTTACATCGACCCTGTTCTTCATCGGGTGGCTGATTGGCTACCCTATTTACAGAATATGCAAAAGAGAATCTGTGTTTTACGATTCAAATTATGCTCTCGGGTTGTGCTTGCCTTCGCTGGTTGTAGCTGTATGTAGCCTTATCATTCAGATTATGGCCATTATGGGTCAATGAGAGGTAAAAGTAATGCAGACTGACAGAGGAATCTACCACAAGCGAGTATGTGACCGCTGCGGGTTCAAGCTGGAGGGCTGGAAGTATGACGAAAACGAGCTGTTCACAGGCTGGGCATGGCGCAGGGACACAGGCGACCTGTGCCCGGAGTGCTATGCAGAGTATAAGCGAGTGATCGGGCGGTTCAACAGGGGAAAGAGAGGGCAGAGGAAATGACGAGATGTTCTATATGGCGTTGTAAGCAGTGTGGAGCGACCATATACAATGCCAAAGATGCAAAAATTCCTAGCAACGCATTTGACGAACTTTTTGGGCTTGAGACTATTTGCAACAATTTAACGGGTTTTAGCCTGCCGACAGTCAAATACACGCACAGATGCGACGCGCAGACCATCGGCCTGTGTGAGTTTATCGGTTGGAGGAAACAAGAATGATTTACTGCACCACCGAACATTGCTCTTGCATGGGCATCAAGCAGTTCTCCGCTGGTAAGGCTATCCGATGCACAGCAGAATCCTGCAAGAACAAATCTGAGCCATCCTGCGGCTCTTGTAAATAGTACGCAGAGCCAGAGGGCGTGTGTGTAAACGACCAGTCGGAACACGTTGCAGACTTCGTGTGGGATGAACGTGGATGCAAGGAATGGGAGAAAAAAGAGAATGAGCTATGATATTTCACTTTGTGACCCTGTAACGCATGAAACGCTTAAAGCGGATAGCGTACATTTTATTGCAGGCGGCGTGAGAATTGTGGGTGGAACAGAAAAACTGATGTGCTACGTCACATGGAATTATAGAAAGTTCTATCGGCGTAATGATGTGCTCGGGAAAAAAGGAATTCGTTCTATCTACGGCAAGACGGGAGCTGAAAGCATCCCGATGCTGGAAAAGGCTATTGCCGCTTTGGGTGATGATACGGACGATGACGACTATTGGCACGCGACAGAAGGCAATGCAAAGCGTGCGCTGTATTGGCTGCTTGAATTTGCAAAAATGCGGCCAGACGGCGTGTGGGATGGTGATTGAATGAATAACACGATGTGGCACCCGGCAAGCGAAGTGCCGAAAGAACGAACGGAACCTTTGTTGCTTGCGACTAAGATAACGTGGCACGATAAAGATGGAAAAATGTTGCAATGAATCTCGACAGCAGCATATTTTCTTGGCTGTTACGCAGACGGTCAGTTCTGGGACGAGATAGGCGAGAGACTGCCGAAAGATGTGACAGTGACGCATTGGATGGCGTTTCCGATGGTATAGGAGGGCTTATGGAAAACAATATCGTTGTTACGCAAGATATGGTTGACGCATTCACGGCAGAAATGCAGGAAGCATACAAAAAGTACGGCGATGATGAAGAAATCGTTCACAGCATGATGGACGGCATCATGTGTGAAACCTTAGAAAAGCTGGGATTTGCAAAAGGTGTGGAAATCTTTAACGAAGCACCGAAATGGTATGCGTAAGGAGAGCTAAACATGGATGGATTTGAAGCGTTAGCAGAAGCGATGAACCAATGTTCTGCATCGATCGAACAGCTTGCAAATGCTATCAGACAGTCCGAAACGCAGTGCGGTTACATCAAGCAGAAGCACAATCGACCTGTATACCGTAAAGGTGCAAAGCTATCTGAAGGTTGCAAACGAATTATGAGAACGAGAGAGGGATTTAGAAAATGACAGAACTCAAGAGATGTCCGTTCTGCGGCGCGAAACCACCGACTGTAAAAGTGATTCATCCACTCAATGTTGACATGGCTAGTTGGGTAGCCTGCGGAAAATGCGGGGTGAGCACTTCTGCAACATTTGGCAAGGAAAAAGCCGTCGAAGCATGGAACAAACGCTACAAAGAGGACTGAGTATGGACAAAAAACGAGACAGCTTTACATTCCAACGATATTACTTCGAAGCCATCTCCACACTCAAAAGTAAAGAGAAACAAGAACTCTATGATGCAATCTGCGCATACGTTTTTGAAGGAAAAGACGCAACTTTGAACTCAAAAAAAGCAGAATCTTGTTTCATTTTGATTAAACATCTGCTCGATGAAGAGTGGAAAAGAAGCGATATTGCGTCAAAAGGATGGTCTACACGAAAGTCATCTCATCCTCATGTCATAAATGAGATGAAGGTCAGTTCATCTATGAGTTCAAAGTCAGATGACAATGAACATATTGTATCAACTGACAGTCAGACGAACGTCAAGACGTTGCCGGAGAGTGCAGTCAAGAAGAAACCTGACATCTTCTCCGACTTTGCTCATGGCGATAAAGCCCTGTTGGAATCTCTGCGAGAGTTCGCGCAGATGCGTACAAGAATCAAAAAGCCTATGACAGACCGGGCAAAACAGATGCTCTGCAACAAGCTGGAAAAGTTTGATCGGCATGATTGGAAAGCCATTCTCGACCAGAGCATTTATGCCGGATGGCAGGACATTTACGCATTGAAACAGGATGAACAGTACGAGCAAAGTACGGAGATGGAGTTTCCTAGACTATGACAATGGACGTTCAAACGGTATTTATTGGTGCGCTGATGCTCTGCAAGCCGGGCGTTGTGGATGAAATCATACCAGATCTTGAACTTGACTTGTTCAGACCTGAGCTGAGAGACGCTTTTGCGGCTGTTCAGGGCTATTGGACGGCTAGGGGTAAGATAGATATAGTCGAGATAAACACGCAGCATCCAGACGTAGCGCAAACGCTCTTGGCATGTGTACAAACCTGTGAATCAGAGTGTGTACGAATTGACAGGGAGCAGATGCAGCGTTGGGCACAGCTTATCAGAGAACAAGCTGCACTTACTCGTGTGCAAGGTCTGGCATTTCAGATGACCAGCGAGCTTACCGACTATTCTGATCTATCAGACATTTACCAGCAGATGGGCGAAGCAATGAGCCTGAAAGCTGAGGAAGAAGATGCGTGGACATACGAAGATGTGCTGAACGACTATGTGCTTCACATGGACGAGAAACCTGCGTACATCAAGACAGGCTTAGATCGTCTGGATGAAGCGCTGCACATCTCACCGGGCGATTTCATCATCATCGGCGGCAGACCGTCTGCGGGCAAGACAGCCCTGTCCTTGCAAATAGCAGCAAGCATGGCAAAGCAAAACTACACCGTGTACTATTTCAGCTTGGAAACCAGCAAACGCAAGCTGGGCGCACGTCTGATGGCTAATCAAATATACTGTCCTCTGGACACGGTGAAAAATAAGGCGGTCAGCTTGAATGAAATTGACGGACAGGCAAAGAACATGAAGATGCCATTATATATCCGCTCCGCTGCCGGAAAGAACGTGGCGTGGATGAAGGCTCAGGCTCTGCGTAAAAAGGCTCAAGTTATCTTCGTAGACTATCTTCAACTCATCCACGAAACAGGCGCAAAGGACAGATATGCCGCCATTACAGCTATATCCATTGCCCTGCATGAACTGGCACAGACCACAGGCATTGTCGTGGTGGCACTGGCACAGCTCAATCGAAACCCATCCAAGCCCGGAGCAACGCCTACCAACTCCGACTTACGAGAGAGCGGACAGATTGAACAGGACGCAGATGCGATCATTCTTTTGTCTGGCGATAACCCCGACAAGTACCTGTTCCGGCTGAGCAAAAACAAGGAAGGTGAGATAGGCGACCTCCCGATTACGTTTAACAAGCAGATTCAACGGTTCCAAGAATATACTTGGATGGATTGAAGGGAGAAACACTGTGACTAGAAAGCGTTTTAAGAAATTGATGATGGCGCATGGATGGTCTGCCAGAAAGGCTGAAAAAGAATCCCGGTGGGCTATCCAGTGGTGGCAAGCCAAAATTGTAAAGCAGCCGGATGATGACTGGAAGTCACTCGGTGCTTATATCAGTGAGTATCTAAAAGACTATTATCGGGTGAATGGCTCTTACGATGCACTCTATTACATTCAAACCCAATTATAAAAATGCAGTGGCTGTCAGCAATGGCAGCCTTTTGCATATACGCGCGCAGAAGCCATACAAACGCTTTTAGCGTCAGACGGCAAACTTATCGACTAAACACAGAAAACAGCTCTGGAACTGCTCTACGGGGCTGTGAGCGCATTGTAGAGGTCTACGACTATTGCAGGAGGAGAAAATGCAGTACATAACAGCAAACATTGTGCGTCCTCGATATAAAATTTACCCACGATTTCTTGATAAGATGAGCATTAGCGCAAATGCGAAGGTCATCTATGTAGACCTTCTTGATCGCTCGTTCACGTCAAGACATAACGGTAAAGAATGGGTCGACAGCAAAGGACGGGTGTTTGTTCGATGTTCCAACGCAGAAGCAGGGGACATGGTAGGGAAGAAGGAAAGGATAGCCAAAGAATACTTGAAAGAGCTGAAAGACGCCGGATTGATTGAATGCAAGCGCAATTATTCAAAATCCAACACGATTTACGTTGGGTATCCTGAAGATGAGGAACTGTTCGACTATCAATCAGGCAATATATTGCCCAACTGTAACGACCATCAGGCAGAAAATTGCCCGACAATCGGGCAAAATAGTGCCCAACAATCGGGCAGAAAATTGCCCACTAGTAGATATATACATAGTAAATATAAACATAGTAAATTAGACGAGTGCGCTCCGTGCGCCCCTCAGTTCGAAGAGGTCAGCGAGTTCTTTATTGACAACGGAAGCACGACAAGGTACGCCAACCAGTTCATGCGGTATTACGAGGGACTGGGATGGCGAACGAAAAGCGGCAGTCCTATTATCAACTGGAAGCCAATAGCCCTTAATTGGATTGATCGAGAGCGGGAAAAGCAGCAGACTGATGGGTCTGACTTCCCACGGTTGTAAAGGTTCTTTTCCCCTACAACCCTCTATCTCCAAAAGCTATATCGTTAGCCAGCAGAGCAGACCGTAGGTGGAAGCTGGCGTGGGGTTCGGGCTGGTTGATGGTCTGCGACTATTCCACATGGAGAATTGACTTCATTTCGCAGTCGGCTTGATATGTAAAAATGTTGCATGACTGTATAAGCAGTTGATTACAAATTGAAAGTGACTGACCAGCCGGATAGTCTTATTAGATAGTTAAAAGTATTGAGGCATTTGCCGAATGGATAATCCTAGTTGGTTGGTGTGATATGATTGTAGTTGTCGGTAATTAAATCGGAGAAGAACGAACCGAATCGAATGATACAATTATTCCATCAGAATAATAGTTAAAAAGATTGAGTAATTGTCTGCGACTATTATAATAAGTACGATTATTAAAGACTTTGAGGTAATATGATGTGGATTAAAATTGACAGATGTCTTGACACATATTGATTTTGGGGTGGTCTGATGGCTTAGCGACTATCGCACCTCTCTTTTCCTAAAAGGCGAACGACTATTTCACACAAAAAATACACGACTATTTGACGATGGTTCGCAAGAAAACGCTACGACTATTTTATCGAAGAAACTACGACTATTGGCTACGACTATTCCAGAAGCCGTTACGACTATTTCAGCCGGAACGCTACGACTATTGCTGACCTCTATTAGCTATCGGGCGAAAGCCCGAAAAGAGATACGGCGGTAGCCGTCAATGGTTCCGCGCCACCCGCCGCGCCCCTGCTGCTGGACTGCTCCGCCGGGTGGAGACGCTGACCCCTCAGCAGGTGCGCCGGGTGTAGCACTTGCCAGCAATCCGCAGAGGGTAGGAGCTGACCCCGCCGGGCTGGCATGGTCTGCGATGTGCTGCACCGTCTGGCATGGATCCATAATAGGCGGCGCACCCCTGCCCCCTTATATACATTATTATAATAGGCGGCTGTGCTGGCCTGCGCAGCGTTCGGCGTGGCGGTGGTATCTGGTATGCGCTGGAGGTGTTGCGGCGCTGTGATACGCTCCAGCGTGGCGCAGGCGGTATTATAGCCGCTTGTGTCGGTTTGGTATCGTGGGCGGTTGAGCGGGTACAATCGCAGGAAAAGCCCCTGCAAAGCTCTGTGCATTGTTTTGCTGCGTTTGCGGTATAACTGCATTGACGATGCAAAACACGCTGTAAACGCTTGTTCGTGGCTGTATTGGAGCATGGCAAAAATAAAAGCCCCGCACCCTCAGCAGATGCAAGGCAAAAGAAAAGCCCCGCCAGCGTGGGCGGGGTGGATATCATTTATTTTTTTCTTCAAGGTCTACAAGGGCGGCGCAAAGCTCTTGCGTTTCTTCCTCTGTCAAGTCATATTCCGTGCGGAGCTGGTCAGCGTCTGTGCTTCTCCGTCCTCCATCATACAGGGCGACGGCACTGCTGGAAATATCTTTTAACATGGTTTTCCTCTTTTCCGGGCTTTTGCCCTTTTTTACAGTATATCATACTGCAAGCCCTAAAAACAGGACTTGTAAGAAATATTTTTGCCCTTTTGGGCTGGGGCGGGGTTGCTTTGCGGTGCAGCCCCGCTAAAGTATCCGGGCGGCATTACTTGGACGCCTTAAACAGCGCCGAGAAAAACCAAAAGGCGAACAGGATGAAGGATAATATCACTTGTCGCACCCCCTCAGACCACGCTAAAACGCTTGTATGTGGTGCGCTTGCTGCACTCAGCATAAATATCTGGGTGCGCGGCCTGTAAAAGCTTGCTATCAAGCCGGACACTTTGCACGTCCTTGTAAATGGCCTTTGCAGCGCCTTGCACCATTTCCGGTGCGCCGTGCATCATGTTGATTATATCCGCCTTGATTGAATCGTTCATTGCTTCGAGCTCTTCAATGAGCCGCTTGTTTTCGCGGTATGCGTTCACTTTTTCTTCAAATGTGGTCATTTTTTCAGTCCTCCTTATTAGCTGTTGAGAAATACGATCATAATGAGTGCACCGGAGATCATGCCGCCCACGTACCAGAGGGCTGCCCACTGGGAAAAATCCAAAGTGATCATAATTTATACCCCCTATTACATAACCTGAAACAGTGCAGAGGTGCGAGCAGTGACGGCGTACAGCTTGCCGGTGGTGTTGCCCTTTACCAGTACGCCCGTAACGCCATAAATGCCGGTGCTGTATGCAATGGTATCAAACCCGCACTCTGCAACGCGGATTGCGTCGATCTCTTCAAACCGCTTTTTGGTCAAGTCCTCTGCGGCGTTGGTGGTAACATAGCGACGGATATCTTTTAGTGTGGTTTTCATGGTTTTTGTCCTCCTGTTTTTGTGGTGGTGTGCGTCACACTTGTGTGACTCATCTTGTGACATTATAATATCACACTTGTGTGACTTTGTAAAGGGCAAAACCGTTGCACAGGCAACAAAACGTCACAAAAATGTGACTTGATGCAAGGCGGCTTGTGTGTGTCCGTATCTGCACAGTTTCGGACACGCTGCGCAGACACTCCAGCACCCGCCGCCGTCTCGATCTACTCGGCGCGGCTTGTCTGGTATCGAGTGCAGACCGGTGCAGCGCAGTCCGTCCGGGTGCGCTTGGGTGCAGGGTGCCACCGGCGGGGTATATGGCCACCGCTCAGCCCCGCCCGGTCAGTCCCGTCACCACCGAAAAAATAAAAAAAGACCCACCTCACCCTCACAAATCAAAACCCATCTGATTGTGCAAGTCTCCAAAAATTCCGAAAAAAACAAAAAGACCCCTTACGGAGCCATTGAATGTGTTATACTGGCAAAGGAAAGGTGGAATTAAAAATGCAAACGTTCAGTGGAATCATGCTGCTTGCTGGATTTATTCTAAGTGTGTGTTGTATCGTCAATGCACTTAGAGGAAAAGGGAACAGTAAGTTCTGGTACGGGTCTATCGCTTGTTATATTTGCTTTGGTATATTCTACGGAATCTATCAAAAAGATGGCAGAGACTTTGGAATCGGCTGTACGCTGGTCTTTGTAGCATACGGCGTAAAGATTATCTGGAATCTCCTGAAGTCGATTGTTAAGCACGAAAAGTATTCAGCGAAGAAAGACTTGATTTCTTTAGTTGTGTGCTTAGTGCTAGTTGTTGTTGGCATGAATCTTCCGTATGACAAGGAGCTGGAAGCAGAACGCGCGGCGGCTTCCGAAGAAAAAGCAGCATCTGAAGCCTTAGCTGCATCTATCAAAGCAGCGGAAGAAGCAAAATCTGCATCCGCAGAGCAGCAAGCTGAAAGTGAATCCGTATCTGAAAGCCAGTCTGAGCCCGAAGTTGAGAGCGAACCTCAGCCCGAGAGTGAACCTATCCATGTTGAAACGGAAGAAGAATACAAAGCATCTTGCAGAACCGTAGGCTACAAGGATTTATGCCGCTACCCGGAAAAGTACGCTGGAACAAGAATTGTAATCAAGGCAAAGGTACAGCAGATTATGGATGCTTCTCTTTTCAGCAGCGACAAGGCATGGCGCGTTCAGGATAACGAAGATGGGTATGATATGTACCTTGGAAACGAATACTATGCTGTTGATAAAAGGGAGAGCGGCTCTGTAAAGATTCTTCAAGACGACATTGTTACAATCTACGGAGAATTTACCGGGACAGCTGAAGTCACAAGAGCATTGACAATGACAAAAGATGAAATCCCTCGCATTGAAGTAAAGTACGCAGACCTTGTGGACGAATAAGGAGTGGACGTAAAGATGAAGAAGTTTGCTTCAGCAATTCTTGTTGCCGCTTTGATTTTTACCATGCCTATCAGTGCAATTGCTGCAAAAAAGCCTGATGAATGGTCTGGCCTTATTGAACTTGAGCAGACTAATGCAACACAGTATGAACCGTTAGGCATTAAGAATCATGGGTCTTATGCGTGGCGTGACGGTAGCACGATTTATATTTCTTATGCGCTTGAAATCGAGAATACGAACAAAAATCTTGCGGTCTGGTTTCCCCATATTGAAATCGCAGTTGTTGCAGAGGATGGCTCCGTGATTAAAACAGACGATGAATATCTGGACTGGGTTGCGGAAGATGATTCCTACTGGTATGCCGGATACTTCACATACGAGTATGACGGTACTATCCCTGCCGGTATCGAAATGGCTGTTTCGGCTCAGGACTATAACTATCAGCCGAGTGCAGGAAAAGAAGTTTTAAGAGCAGGTGAATTGGCTGTTACCAATACTTCAAAGCGTGGTAGTGACTATGAGACAAGATTCACCGGAAAAGTGACTAACAACAGCGCATATAAGACAAATGCAAAGGTCATCGTTCTGTATAAGATGAAAGATGAGAGCGGAGAAGAAGTTCCCGTGTGCGGAGATATTGATTATGTCTTGGATATCCAACCGGGAGAGACGAAGAACTTTGAAATCCACCCCTATTCTGGGCTTTCCAATTATTCTTCGTGGGAAATCGTAGCAATTCAAATGTAACACAAAAAGCCAGCGGCTAGATGTTCTCTAACCACTGGCTTTTCTTATGGGCTATTTACGATTTAAGTGTTGGAAACATGATAGGAGCGCTGACTTCTTCCTTTTCCCTGAGAATGTCGAGCAAACAATCATTGTATCCCATTGAATAGCTGTCCTCGCAAAAATGTTGTACGGACGTTGCTAGCGCTACACTTACAACCTCTCTTGACCGCTTATCCTCTGGCATGATGATTTCTAATGCCTGATTAAGGATTTCATGGCTTTTTTCTAAAACGGCTTTGTGCTCTTCATTCTCAGCTTGTAGCCGAAACATTTCTTCCGAGTAGTCCATCAGCACGTCTCCATTCTGATTTGCTCGCCAACAGGCAGATAGCCCGCTTCTTTGAGCTTGCTGTAAATGAACTTCTGACCGGCTCTTGTCCAGCGAGTGACTTCTTTCGTTTTGCCGTTCGGCAGCTCGATCGGGTGCCCGACAACATATCCGTTGCCAAGATACTTCTGGTAAGGAATCCACTGCTTGTTCACAGTATGTTGGATGCCAAGCCCTCTAAGAATCTGGTTTAGCTTTCGTGCGCTCATGCCGTAGTTCATGGCAATCTGCGTGGTAGTCAGGCTTTCATCGGAAAGCAGCATAGCCTTTGCGTAGTCAGAATCAGGCTTCATCTTGGCGTTTTCCACTTCCAGAGCCTTTACCTTCTTGCGCTCCGTGTCGATAACACTGTTAGCGGCGATCAGAGCGCGGCTCAACAGCATCTCTGTCGATTCAGGCTCCGGGTTGGTGAGCTTCTGCTCCATCTGATTGAAAGCATCAATGTACTTGAGTTTCCATTCAAGGGCTTCTTTGCCGGTAAAACCCATAGCAAGCAGGGTGAAACCGTCACGGTTCATCAGGTACATGGAGTAGGTCTGACCGTTCTGCTCGTGGGTGTACTCGGTTTTGAAAAACATGTGGGTCTGCTCATTTTTGAGCACACCCTGTGACATGATGTTTTCTACATCTCGCATGACGTTCCGATGTTCTTTTCCGAAATTTTCTGCTACTTCACGGCTGGACACGACAACCTGTCCGTTCTCACTGATAAGATTGATAGCATATTTAACCTTTTGTTCCATAAAAACTCCTATGGTTCTTGCGGAACAAGCCAATTCCTGCTATAATAAAGCTGGAACAGCTTGTTCCAGTGGTTTTGATGATACGTTCGCTGCGGTCGGCAAACTTTAGCGGACGTATCATTTTTCGTTTTCATCGGTGGAATCCATCGGATGCAGCGTAAAGAACGCTTCACGGAACGCAGCGGAAATTGACACCCGGTTCTTGATGCAGTATTCCTGCAAGCTTGCAAACTGCCGCTCCGTCACGCTGATGGTAACGGTGTGACCGTAACGCTCTGCGTAAGGACTACTCATACATATTCACCCCCTTTCGTTTTACTGTGCAATAAGTGTAACTACAAAATATCTGAATGTCAATCAAAAATACACTAGATATTGTGTTCACTAGTGTTGACATCAGATTTTGCCGTTCTTATTGGCAGCTCCCGCTTCGTACCCTGCCCGGTAGTTCAGTTCGGACAGCTTACCCAGCGCTTCTGCGTACTCCCTGTCCTCGCTGGTCGGCTCTTTGCCGTGGGCGAGGGTTTTCAGAAATTCTTCGGTTTTCGTTGGAAAGTTCATGTTTTTTGCTCCTTTCTATTGCAGAAGCGGTCTGCTTCTGCTATAATAATTGACAGAAACCGAGACTGCGCCCTTGGTTGCGCAGCTTCTGTTTTGTGGTGGAATAGGTCATCAGTGCAACTTTGGTCGGTGGTGCTGATGGCCTATTTTTTTATGCCACAAAGGATAAATCTGCCGTTGCTGGCTGATTCATCGTGTGTTCTGCTGTCTTAGATTATAGACGCTTGGTATATAGTTGTCAACAGCCCGATTTGTATAATTTGTACGTTAAAACACGTTTTCGTGTACATTTTTGATAGTGGTTTTGACACTTTAATGTGTTAGAATTAGAGAGGAAATTTATAGTAAAACTTGATAATACGATAATTATACAAGCTGTAAACTAACACAAAAAAGTGTTGATAAAAAAGTGACCCTATTGATAGTAAATTGCCATTTTTCTATTGACAAGTCACACTTGTGTGATATAATGGAACCAAGAAAGAGATGGGGGCAGTGAAAATGAATGTAACGAAGGCTCTGAAGAAAATATTGGAAGATAATCCTTATATGAATATGGCAAAGTTAAATCACGAACTTGGTTACGGCGAAACAAAAAATGCCGCCGCAACTCGTTTGGGAAGAAAAACCATGTCTTTGGAACTTTTAATCAAATTCGCTGATGTTCTTAACTATGACGTTGTTCTTATCCCTAAGAAGTCGCATGAATACGCTTTGAATGAATACGTTTTAACAAGTAGCAAATCAGAAAGCGGTGAACCTGAATGATCTACGGTTACGCTCGTGTCAGTTCCGCCGGACAGGCGATTGACGGCAACAGCCTTGAGGCCCAGTCGGAACTTCTGAAAGCCAACGGCGCACAGAAAATCTTTTCGGACGTTTACACCGGCACAAAGCTGCATCGCCCCGAATTGGACAAGCTGATGGCTGAAATCCAGCCGGGAGACACGCTGATCGTGGCGAAGCTTGACCGTATTGCTCGTTCTGCCAAGAATGGTCTTGAACTGATAGACCAGTTCATTGATAAGGGCGTTTCTGTGAATATCCTGAACATGGGGGTTATGAATAATTCCCCCACCGGCAAGGTCATTCGCACGGTGATGCTTGCATTTGCCGAGTTTGAGCGTGACATGATTGTTGAGCGCACCAAAGAGGGCAAGAAGATTGCCAGCCAGAGCCCTGATTACAGGGAAGGCCGCAAACCCACCGAGTATGACCGCAACCTCTTTGACGTTCTTCATGAGCAGGTGGAGAAGCGCATTCTCACGGTCACGGATGCTGCCAAGCAGCTTGGCGTGACCCGCCAGACATGGTATCGGATTGCTGAACAGAACAGGTGACATTGTTCGCAATCCAGAATAAAACCGAATGAGAAAGGAAAAGCGACATGAAAACTGTAAAATTGTCAGAGCAGAGCTTGAAACTCATTGAAACGCTGTGCGATTACACCGACAAGTCCGATATTCTCAATGCCATCGCAGACGCTTTGTACTACGATGCAGACGAGCTGAAACGCAGGCTCAACCAGCTTGCAGAAGAAGTAAAATAAACTGTGCAACCCATTTATTAAGATGGGTTTTAGTAAATAATTTTCTGAAATGAAATTATAAAACCGAATATTTGATTTTTGTGCAGTTGTAGGCACTCTTTACATTTTCAGGTAGGGGGTGCCTATTTTTTATGCAGCCAAAGCAGTGTATCGCCATCATCGACAGCATCAAAGCGTACGCAAAGCAGAATCCGACCGAAGCACAGGTCTATGAGGACTGGTTTCAGGCGGTGGTGAACCTGAGAGACGCTCTGCCGCAAGACAAGAGGTTTGATGCCTACAAATACTCTGGCGAACTGCGTTCCGTCTGTGCATCCATGATGGGCAAGATGAAAACAGGCGAGGACGTGGCAAAGATCTATGACATTATTGGCCGGACGTACCTGTTTGAAGCAAAAGATGTGTTCGACAGCTATTGCATCTACCTTGAATGGAATCGTGCGCCGGAGAAGAAGTTCTATCAGCCTAGACGCAAGGTTCTGAAAGTGCTGGCAGATGACCTTGAGGACTTGTTTTATAAGCGGATTGACTTCTTGGGAGTTAGCTTACCTGCTCGCGTCGGAAAATCGACGCTATGTATTTTTTTCATCACATGGCTGATGGGCAACCGCCCTGACGTTGCATCGGTTATGAGCGGGCATTCCGACAAGCTGACCAACGGCTTCTACGGTGAAGTGTTGTCAATCATCACTGACCCTGTAACCTACAACTGGGGCAAAATTTTTCCTGACGTTCAGCTTGTGGACAAGAGCGCAAAGGACGAAAGCGTTGACCTGAACCGAAAGAAGCGTTTCCCCACCCTGACCTGTCGCTCTATTGGTGGTACGCTGACTGGTGCTGTTGAAATCGGTGAGGGTGGCGTTCTGTACAGCGATGACTTGATCGAGGACTTGGAGGAAAGTTTGAATGTTGAGCGTCTGAACAACAAGTACGATGCCTATTTGAACCAGCTGAAAGACCGTAAAAAGCAGGGCGCATTGGAACTGATGGTCGGTACACGCTGGAACGTGCTTGACCCTCTTGGGCGCATTCAGAACCAGTATGCAGACAACCCGAAGTACCGATTCCGGGTGATTCCCGCGGTGGACGAGAACGGACACAGCAATTTCAATTATGACTATGGTGTTGGCTTTGACGATGCCTACTATGCTGATATGAAAGCCAGCATTGACGATGCAACATGGTGGGCGAAGTACATGGGCAAGCCCTATGTGCGTGAAGGTCTGCTGTTCCCTGCCGATGAACTGCGGTATTTCAATGGCGTTTTGCCTGACGGTGAGCCTGATCGGAAGCTCATGGTCATGGATATTGCATGGGGTGGCGGTGACTTCACCGCCTGTCCTATCGCTTATGTGTACGGCGATGCTGTGTTCATCCCTGACCTTGTGTTTAATAACGGCGACAAGACCGTGACCAGACCGGAAGTCGTGGGCAAAATCATCCAGCACAAAATCAACGTGGTGCGTGGCGAAGCCAACAACGGTGGCGACGAATACTGTGACGTTGTAGACAGCCAGCTTCGGCAGCAAGGATATCACTGCTCTGTTCGCAGTCAACGTGCTCCAAGTGGACAAAGCAAGCTGTCAAGAATCATTCAGTATGCACCTGATATCAAACGGTTCTATTTCCTTGACGAAAAACACCAGTCGAAAGAGTACAAGGCGTTCATGGAACAGGTGACGATGTTCACGCAGCTTGGCAAAGTTCCGCACGATGATGCACCGGACAGTCTGGCGCAGCTTTCCGATGAACTGTATAACGGAATCAGTAAAATTGAGCCTGTCAAGAGGCCTTTTTGATTAAAAACACAATATATTGTGTTCGCTGGGTCTATTTATTTGATTTCACTACTTGACAAGGCTTATAATGTACGCAGGAAGTTTTGCAGCTTCCCTTAAGGAATAGCCCGGCGCAGCGAGGTTTTGTCATTTTTACTTGCTTGGGCGTCAATAGGCATATTCCTCCTTTCACCGGTGAAGGCTTTCTCACTCTTTTTCCTTCACCGGGCTTTATATGTTGCGTTTCCAATTGTTTGGGGAATGCCAGTCTGTCTCCCCCACGTCTGGCAAGCAACGGTTCGATTCCGTTACGCAGCACAACCAACTACCTAGCTTTGCATGGACTTATTCTCCAAAACCTCCACCGCTATTCCCGGCTCTCAATGTAATGTTTAGGCATGACATTGCAAAGAGCAGCGGTTAACCAATCAAGCCGGGCTTCTATGTTGCATTAGCTCAGTCAGGCTAGAGCATCCGGCTCATAACCGGGCATACATTGGTTCAAATCCATTATGCAGCACCAAAATTGCAGCCGACCCGTTTTACGTCTGTCCGACAACTGAATGTAAAGGCTGCAATGGCTTTCTCTGGGCGGAGAATAGCACGGCTGGAAGTGCGAACAGTTTCCCAGTAGCTTCTGACAGGTCTGTGCTCAACAGCCTGTTTCCAGAAATCCAACGAAAGGAGCACAGATGGTAGCAAAAGTCAGATGCAAGCGTCCTCGAAAAGACGCAAACGGCAATCCTTGCGATTGTGGGCGTTATCTTGGCGAAGTGGAAGGTAAGTTCTCCCTTCTGTGCCCTCTTTGCCATTGGATTACAATTGGAGATTCCAACCTTCCAAAAGATACATGGGTCTCCGTACCAAAATTTAAAAACTGAATAGCTTTTGAAGCGCAGTTGTAAGCGCAGTGAGATAGACCTTAACAGGTTTGTCTTGCTGCGCTTTTTATTTTGCCGGAAAGGAGGAACGCATGGCTGAGTATCAGATAGTCGTTGACGACTTTTTGAATGAACCGCTGACTGGACGTAGACCGATTGAAACGCCGGAGACGGAAATCAATCGGGAGAATGTGCTGAAAGTGGTAATGGGCAAGGCAGAGCCTATTCATCTACTGAATAAGAATGAGATTCGTTTCCTGCACAACTACTACTTGGGTAGTCAGCCTGTCCTCCATCGCACGAAGGAATACCACGCTGAAATCACCAACCGTATTGTAGAGAACCACGCCAATGAGTGTGTGGGCTTCTACACAGGATATATGAGCGGCACGCCGTGCTCTTATGTGCGGTCTGAAACGGCAACAGGTGACGGTGAGGAAATCGCCCGCCTGTCCAACGCCTTGCAGTATGAGGGCAAAGATGCGCTTGATCGGCGGCTCTGGCAGTGGATGTTGGAGTGCGGGCAGGGATACCGCATTGTTCTCCCTGACAAGGGGTACAACGGTAACTACCCGGACGAAACGCCCCTGCTGGTGGATGTTCCAGACCCGGATATGGCGTATGTGATTTACAACTCCGGCATCGGTCACAAGCCCATTGCCAACGTGTTGCACATCCCACGCAATTATCAGAATGACCTGAACGACCTGATTTGCGTATACACGCCAAACCAGTACTTTGAAATCGACAACGGCAAGGTCACGAAGTCGGAGAACCACTCTCTTGGAATGCTGCCGATGGTCGAGTACAAGCTTAACCCGGAGCGGATGGGTCTGTTTGAACCGGCTATTCCTGTGTTGGATGCCATCAACGACCTTGAAAGCAACCGTCTGGACGGTGTGGCGCAGTTCATTCAGTCCATCATGGTGTTTACGAACTGCCTTGTGGACGAGGATGCGCTCAACAAGGTTAAGGAACTTGGCGCGATGTGTCTGAAGTCCACTTCTGGTCTGCCTGCATCTGTTTCGCAGATTGCAAACGAGCTTGACCAGCAGCAAAGCCAGACCCTGCTTGATTCCATGTTGAACGTGTACCGCAGCCTGACCGCCATGCCTAGTGCCACTGGTAGCGAGAATGCAACGTCTGACAACGTGGGCGCAGTTATTGTCCGCAACGGCTGGAACCACACAGAAGCAAGGGCGCAGCAGTACGAGAATATGTTCAAGTTCTCGGAACGCCAAAGCCTGTCTGTGATGCTGAAAATCCTGCGTGATACGGTTAGTTCTAAACTGATGGCAAGCGACATCAACATCAAGCTGCCCCGCCGTCAGTACGACAATCAGCAAAGCAAGGTTCAGATTTTTGCACAGATGCTTGGTCAGAGCATTGACCCGCAGTTAGCGTTCACAACGCCCGGTCTGTTCCCTGACCCGCAGGCTGCTTACGAAATGAGCAAGCCCTTCCTGATTGCCGCTGGCAAGCTGGGTGAGGATGGGAAAGCTCCGAAACCGCAGGAACGGCTTAAGCAGGATGTTACCGACACAAATGCTGGGAACATGGCTGATAAACAACCAAACAATGCGGATGGAAAAAAAGATAATGCGTGATTTTTGGAAACAGCTGTTTTGCAAACATGACTATACGCTTTCTCGTTGGCATTGGACGCACGGCATCAACGGAAACGAACCACGAGAAATGGAGTGCGAGTATATCTGCACGAAATGTGGGAAATTCAAATGGACACACCCTGACCGAAATTCGGCGCGAGAAAAATCTATTTTGGATAGCGGCATTGAGCCGTACAAAAGAATTTACCCAAAGGAATAAAGAATCACCCCGAATTTTCGGGCTGATATATTCCGGCAGGGAAGCCGGGATACAAATTTCGCAGCGTTGCAGGGAAGCAACGGTAAAAAAACGCAGGAGGAAATTAACGATATGAAACTCAATGTGTTGCTTGGTGATGCCTACAAAGAGGGCATGACCGCCGATGAAATCATTTCTGCGCTGGAAAAGGTTGCAGACCCTAACGCAGAAGTCGAGAAGCTACGCAACGCCGTGACGAAAGCCAACGGCGAAGCTGCCGAGTACAAGAAGCAGCTCAAAGCAAAGCGTACCGATGACGAGAACGCCGCGCAGGAACAGGCTGACAAGCTGGCAGAGATGCAGAAGCAGATTGAAGCCCTGACTGCCGACAAGGAGAACCTCGTCAAGGAAAAGACCCTTGCATCTTACCGTGAGAAGTTTGTTGCACAGGGTTATGACGCTGAACTGGCTGGCAAGGCTGCATCTGCACTTGCTGACGGCGACATGGACAAGGTGTTTAAGTTCCAGTCGGAATTTATGACCGCCCATGACACCGCATACAAGGCTTCTCTGCTGAAGGATATGCCCACGCCTCCGGGGGCGGATGGCAAGGGCGGCTCTGACAGCGAAGGCGTGGCGTTTGCTAAGAGCCTTGCACAGCAGAACGCAAATACTTCTAAGGCATCGAGTGACGCAATGAGTGCTTTCCATTAACAAGGAGGAAAACATGAAGTTTATCCGAAACACGGTCAACGGAATCAACGATACCATCCTTGCTTCCAATGACTACACCGCCATCCCCTTTACCGTAACCGAAACTGCTGCGGTTAAGGCTGGCTATCCCATGACGCTGGCTGGCAAGAAAGCTGTTGCTACTGGCGAGACTGGTTCTAAGACTATCAACGCTGACGGCATCCTGCTGTATGACGTTGACCCGGCAGAGAACTCCAACGCTGCCCTGCTGATTCGTGGTGTTATCGACACCAAGAAGGCGGCAGCAAGTTCCAGCTTCACCTTTGACGCTGACGCAATCAAGGCACTCAAGACCGCCGTCCCTGGCATCTTCTGCCGCGACAACATCAGCGTGAACGCTTAATAGGAGGTAAAACAACATGGCACTGAATCTTAAGGAAGTCTTTGCCCCGGCTGCGATTGCCGCCTATTGGACGAACGACCCTACCAACGCGATGCCCTTTGCATCTGATGCGCTGTTCCCCGCAAAGAAGAAAGCTGGTCTTGATCTGAAGTGGCTGCGCGGTCACAAGGGCGTTGGCGTTTCTCTGATGCCCAGCGCATTTGACGCAAAGGCTACGTTCCGCACCCGTGAGGGCTTCAAGTTCGATGAGACCGAGATGCCGTTCTTCCGCGAGGGCTACCATCTGGGCGAGAAAGACCGTCAGGAAATCCTGCGTGTTCTGGACAGCAACGACCCCTATGCCCGTGATGTGATGAACCGTCTGTACGATGACACCGCACAGCTTATCACTGGCGCTCGTATCGTTCCTGAGCGCATGATTTGGCAGCTGCTGGCTCCTGCCAATGGCATTCCCGGCATCACCATCAAGGCAAACGGCGTGAACTACACCTACAATTACGACCCGGACGGCACTTGGAAGTCCACCAACTACAAGGAAGTCTCTGTCGCAAAGTCCAAGTGGAACGTTGCCACCGCCACCCCCATTGCTGACCTGAACGCCGCAAAGGATGCTGTTCTGGCAAGCGTTGGCGAGGTCGTGACCGAAGTGTACATGAACACCGCCACCTTCCGCAACATGATTGCTACGGACGAGGTGAAGAATCGGTTCATGACGGTCACCGCAAAGGCAAACGCCGTTCTGCTGGATGCTGAAGCACGGCAGGTTATCGAATCTGCAACCGGTCTGACCATCCATCTATACGACAAGATGTTCAAGGCAGACCAGTACAGTGCAAGCGAAAAGTACCTGCCCGATGGCATGGTGGTGGTTGCTCCTTCCGGCGCTCTGGGCAGCACTTGGTACGGCACTACTCCTGAAGAAGCCGACCTGCTGTCTGGTCAGTCTGGCGCATCCGTGTCCATCGTGAACACCGGCGTTGCCATCACCACCGAGCTGACCGTTCACCCGGTCAACGCCAACGTCTATGCTTCTGAAATCGTCATGCCGTCCTTTGAGCGCATGGACGCTGTGTACTGCATCAAGGCTTACTAAGGCGAAAGGAGGAAAGCAGCATGGGAGACCAGTATTCCGAAGCGGCAGTCAAGCTGGGGCAGTACATCGCCCCTGCGCTTGACCGTGAAATCACGGACGAGGACTACCCACTCTTCGACCTGCTGCTTGATTTTGCCAAAGACAAGATATTTGCACAGGGCTACCCCTTCGGTAACAGACCGGACAAGTTGCCCTCACAGTATCAGTCGTTGCAGATACGCATTGCGGCGGAACTGTACAACCACATCGGCGCAAACGGACAGACGAGCTATACCAACAACGGCATTACTCGTGTGTGGGAAAGCTCCGATGTGGCGCAGTCCCTGCTGAATGAAGTGGTTCCGAGAGTAGGTGTTATCGGCTGATGTTCAATGGTAGCCCACTGGATAAACGCCCGCTGTGGTATTCAAACCCGGTCGGCGAAAAAACGCCTGTTGTGGACGAGTGGGGAAACGAGACTGGCGAAACATCGCAGACGTGGAGTGACCCCGCAAAGCTGATGCTGAACGTCAGCCCTCCTACTGGTTCTGCGAAAGCAAACCCTTTTGGAGCGTTCACGGATTACAGCTACGTTGTTAGTTCGTCCAGCAAAAAGCGCAATACCCCACTTTACGAAGGCACACACGTCTGGCTTCAGACGGACGTTTCAAAGCCCTTTAATTACACTGTGGTCAAAGTCGCAGAGCATATCACGGACACGCTGTATGCGCTGAAAGAGGTGGCTGCAAGTGAAAATTAAAGTGAGGTTGAGCGATGCCGGACTTCGTGATGCAGAACGTCAGATACAGGCTTACAAAGCCACCCTAAACCAAAAGGCGCAGGAACTTGCAAAGGCTCTGGCTGACAAAGGGCTCGATGTGGCAAAAGTTCGTTTTGCAAATGCAGAATATGCCGGCAGTAACGATGTCTCTTGCCGTGTTGAGCAGAATGGAAACACCTGCACCATCGTTGCAGAGGGCAAGTCAGTTGCCTTTATCGAGTTCGGCACTGGTGCACATCACAACGGATATGGCGGTGAACTACCGCCCGGCGTGGGGGCGCATGGCTCCTACGGCCAAGGCAAGGGTGCTGGCAGACGTTGGTACTACTACGGTGACCCCGGTAAAGCCGGAACCTATGTGGATACCGTTCCCGGCAAGGGACAGTTGAATTACACCGATGGTAACGAACCAGCTATGGCTATGTGGGGAGCTGTTGAGGAAATGGCTTCTCAGGTTGAAGCAACGTGGAGGGAGGTTTGGAATAGTTGATCGATTATTTCAATTCCATTTTCACGGCTGTTGCTAAGGAACTGCGAAAGCAAGTTCCCGGCATCTTCGTTACCGGTGAAATCAATGACAGCAACGTCAAAAAGTTTCCTTGTGTGCAAATAGAAGAAAACAGCAATGTCCCAAAGCACCGTGATTCTGCAAACCACAGCAAATACGCCGCTGTTTCCTTGCGTGTGCGCGTCTACTCCAACAAAACAAGCGGACGCATTGCAGAAGCACGTTACATTTTAGATATTGTGGATTCCGTATTGGAACCGCTCAATTTCTATCGAAAGTCGTTTGCCCCGTTGAATGGGCTGTACAACAATTCCGTCTATCGGATTGATTGCAGCTACGGGGCAACAATCGGAGAGGACGGAATGATTTACCGAAACTAAGGAGGTAAACATTCTATGAGTACTGCTATCTCCGGTCTGAATACCACCCTGTATTGTGGCGACAGCGCAACCGCTCTGACGAAGCTGTGCGACATCAAGGATGTTCCCGACCTGATCTCTGAGCCGAACCTTCTGGATGCCACCACTCTGTCTGACCCTATGCAGGTCAACATCTTCGGCATTATCCAGAGTGATACCAAGTCCTTTACTGCCAACTACAACAAGACTGACTACAAGAAGGTCAAGGAAGCTGGCTACGATGAGACTTCCGAGAGCAACGCCGTAAAGTACTACGCCCTGAAGATGCAGGACGGCTCCGGCTTCACTTGGCAGGGTATGCATCAGGTTGGCTTGTCCGGCTTTGGCGTGGACGAGGTTGTGGAAATGACCATCAACTGCATCTTCACCAAGAAGCCTGAGTTCAGCGAGACCCTGACTGTCAATGGCGGCTAAATCGCAAAAATCGAATCAATCAAACCGGGCAGAACTGAACAACGGATTTGGTTCTGCTCCTATTTATAAAGGAGAGCATTTATTATGGCTGCTAAGGTTATCAACTTTCATTCCCCCGATGGTAAGAACATTTATGAGCTGACCTTTACTCGTGACAGCGTGGAAGCCACCGAACGCGCAGGCTTTCAGATTGGCCAGTACACCCAGATGACCAATCTGCTGTCCAACTCTCGCGCCCTGTTTTACGGCGCTTTTATCGCACGGAACAAGGGCATCAAGCGCAAGGTCGTTGATGAGATGTTCCAGCACATCGAGGATAAGGAAGACTTGATGGGCGTTCTGCTTGAGATGTTCATGGATGCTTCTAAGTCTCTGCTGGCAACTGACACTGAGGACAAGACCGCAAAAAACGCAACGTGGGAGATTGTGTAACCGCACAATCTCAGAAAACGGACGGAGAGGAAGAGCCATTCTCTTTCTCTAAGCTGTTCCACGATGTAGAAGCCTATTACATCTCCATCGGCATGACCTACGACCAGTTCTGGTACGGCGATGTCTGGCTGGCGAAGGTCTACCGTGACGCAGAGGAGCTGCGGGAACGCAGAGTCAACACGGAAGCGTGGAGAAACGGCTTTTACATGGCATCTGCGCTTTCCTCTACGGTTGGCAATATGTTCCGAAAGAAAGGGTCTAAGCCGATCAAGTACATGGATAGACCACTTCCCCTTACTCAAAAGGAGAAAGACGAGTATGAATACCAACGCGCAGTTGAGGCGCAGGAGCGAATCAAGAGAACGATGTTCTCTATGATGGAAAGTGATGGTGGTAGTGATGGCTGATGTTGATATTACGAGCTTATCCGTAGAAATTTCTGCGGAATCGCAGGGCGCAGAGCTTAATATCGACAAGCTCGCTACCGCCATTTCTAATTTGCGGACGAAAGGCAACGTCACAAAGGTTGTAAACAGCCTTGACAAGCTGGCCGGTTCCATTGCGACGCTGAAACAGGCATCCGCTGGAATGTCAGGGCTGGACAAAATCACCAGCTTTCTGAACGGGTTTTCCAACGTCAACACGACTGCAAGCGCAAAAAGCATCAACACGGTCGTGAATGCAATCAAGAAGATTCCTGCGGCTGTGTCTGGCTTGAACGGAACGGATTACTATGCTATGAAAGACAATATCAGAGAGGTTGCAAATGGTCTTTCACAGTTATCTATTTTGGATGCTGGAAATCTCAAATCCGTTGGAAGCGCTCTCAATGCGTTTGGAAAAATTCCAGAGCTGACAAACAAACTTGACCCCAAAACTCTTGACGCATTTGCTGTCGCTTGCGAAAAAATCTCAACTTCTCTTACTCCTCTTGCGTCTCAGCTTGACAAGGTAGGCAATGCTTTTGCGAAGCTCCCTCCGCAGTTGAGCAAAGTTGTGACACAGGCAAACCGTGTGACCGCAGCCAACGAAAAGCAGCGCAAGAGCTATCTCAGTCTGTCCAATCAGATGAACGGCTTTATGCGGAACATGGCAAAGCTGGTCTCGTTGAAAGCTATCGCTGAGTATCTTGGAAACGCTGTTGCGAAGTTCAATGACTTCTATGAAGCAACAGACCTGTTTCATAATGCTATGGGCAATTTGAGCGGTGAAGCCGATACGCTCATTAGCAAGATGCAGGGGTTGCTTGGCGTTGACCCGACCAAAGCGATGACTTACATGGCTACCATCCAGAGCTTGGGTACTTCGTTTGGTCTGACCAGCGACAAAGCATATATTCTGTCCAAGAATCTGACCCAGCTTGCCTATGACGAAGGTTCCTATTGGAACAAAAACGTTGCAGAGACCTTTACCGCAATGTCCTCCGCAATCTCTGGCGAGATTGAGCCTATTCGCCGTTTGGGCGTTGACCTGTCTCAGGCACGGTTGCAGCAGGAGCTTCTAGCCTTGGGCTTTAACAAGCAGGTTTCTAGTCTGTCTCAGGCAGATAAGGCAGTTCTGCGCTACATTGCCATTATGAAGCAGACTGCTAACGTGCAGGGCAACCTTGCACAGACCATCCAAAGCCCTGCAAACCAGATTAAGATTCTGAAAGCTCAGCTGGATATGCTGGCGAAGTCTGTTGGCTCTCTGCTTTACCCTGCTCTGAAATCTATTCTTCCCCCGCTGATTGCCGCCGTACAGCTCATTCGAGAGTTCGTTGAATGGGTGGCAAAACTGATGGGTGTGAAGGTCGTGTTTACTGATTTCACCAAGAGTGCTGACAGCGTTGGTGGCATCGGTGACGCAATGGATGACACAGCCGATTCGACAAAGAAAGCCGCAAAAGCCCTCAAGGACTACACGATGGGCTTTGATGAACTGAACATCATTGACCCAACACAGGGAAGCTCCGGCTCTGGCAGCGGCGCATCTGCTGGCAACATCTTGGGCGATGTAGACCTGTCCGGCTACGATATGTTCAAGCAGTACAATGAAGAGTTCGCAAAGCAGATCGATGCTATTAAGCAGAAAATCAAGGCTATGCTCCCTGTTATAGCGACTGTAACAACCGCTCTTGCCGCTTGGAAGCTCACAAATCTTATTACGGATATTGTGGACGCTATTTCCAAAATGAACGCATTGAAATCCATTGTTTTGGGTCTTGGCGTTTTTACAGTAGGTGTCGTTCTTGAGATTACAGGCATTAAAGATGCAATTGAAAATGGCGTAAATGGAAAGAATTTTGCTGAAATTGTTCTTGGCGCTTTAATTGGAACTACAGGCGCAGCCATTCTTGGTAAAGGAATTGCTCAGTTTATCGTGACCGGCTTTGGCAATACTGCCGTTGGAGCGGCCATTAAGGCGGCTGGCGGCTCTACTGCTGGCGCGATTATTGGAGCAGCAGTTGGAGGAGTAGTAACCGGCATACCTATGTTCGTAACGGGTGTTTACGATGCTGTCAAAAATGGCTTAAACAAGTTAAACGGAATTTTGATTCCGCTTGGCTCAACAATGGCTGGTGCAGGCATTGGTGCAATTATCGGCTCTCTTGGAGGCCCGATTGGTACAGGCATCGGTACGCTGATTGGTTTGATTGTTGGTGGTCTGACCGATGTTGGAATTGCGATTTATCAAAACTGGGACAAAATTACAGAATCTCTCGACAAGGCAAGCGAGAGCTTAAAAAACTGGTTTGTCGGCGTTGGCGAGTGGTGGAACCAGAAGTGGCAAGGGTTCAGCGCTAATTTTCAGACTGCATGGGACAGCTTGCCCGGATTTGTTCAGCATCCAATTCAGGCACTTGGCCAAGCGAGTGCAGGCTTAAAGCAGTGGTTTGTCGGCGTTGGCGAGTGGTGGAACCAGAAGTGGGCCGGATTCAAAGAAAGCTGGGACAAAGCTTGGAACAGTTTGGTTGATACAATCAAAAATCTTCCCGCAAAATTTTTGGGCTATGGCAAAAACATCGTTCAGGGCTTGATTGATGGTATCAACAAAGGCATTGAGAATGCCAAGAAAACTGCTGGTGGACTTGCAAAAGCCATCATTGACAAGTTTACAACTGAGACTGATATCAATTCTCCTTCCAAAGTTTTTGAACAGTTTGGTATCTATATCGACCAAGGCCTTGCAAACGGTATCACTGCAGCACTTCCTTACGTCGAACAAGCTATGACCAATCTGGCAAACGTTGTTCAGCAGAAGGGCAACGAGATGATTGACTATGGAGCGACCACCGCAACGAATTTCGTTGATGGCTTCTTTAACGGTCTGAGCAGCAAGTGGCAGGAACTTGATTCCGGTTTGCAGAATGACTTCTTCGGCACAGTACAAAATCTTTGGAATGCTGTGCAGAACGGAGACTTGAAAACAATCGGAACAACTACAGCAGCTATTATCTGGCAGGCGATGGGAGAGGAGAACCGAAATCAGGTAAAAGCATACGCACAAAACTTTATTTCCAATATTTCCGGCGTTTTAAAGGACGCATCTAAAACCCTGTTTAACGAAGCGTTAAAAGTTGGCAAGGTCATTTGGAGCGGCATAACAAGCAATTTTGGGAAAATCGTAAAGAGCGTTTCCAATCTTGGAACTACGATTTCTGCATCAATTAGCGCATTGAAGGTGCCTTTAGCCACTACTGGCACTGCAATCAGTCAAGGCCTTTTCGGTGGCCTTGTAAGCTCTTTTCCTGAAATTTTTGCTGCAATGGGCGGCTTGATTGGAAGTGTCGGCTCTGCGTTTGTTGGCCTTCTTACTTCTATTGCCGGTGCGCTTTCGTCTACAGTTTTCGGCATTCCTGTAGCACTTATTGTCGGTGCGGCCGCAATTGCCTTAGGCGCTGCGATTGCGGGTATTGTAAGCAATCTCGGCGGGAAATATTCAACTGATAATTCTTCTTACGTCGGGACCCCTGAATACGATGCTTCTACAGGTTCCACCACTTCTGCAAATGGATACTACAGCAATACATCATCCGGGTCAACAAGTTCTTCCGACCTGCAAGGCGCGGTTTACAACGGCTGCTATAATGCGTTTCTTGATATTTTCCAGCGCTATGGTGATGAAATTACCGGTGGTAAAGAAGTCAGGCTGTTCATCGACGGAAAGCAGATTACCGCTTCGGTTGAAAAGCAGCAGGCTGACCGCGGCGTGCAAATCATGGGTACGGAAGTGTATAGCTATTAAGGGAGGGACGGTGAATTATGCAAGCTCTTGTATCGGTGAACGGCGTAGATTTGCCAGAGCCTTCTTCTTATAGCGCAACAACTTCAACCATCGTTGATTCTGGCCGCAATGTGCAAGGCAAGGTTGTTGGCTCTGTGGTTCGGCATGACGTTGCAAAAGTGGCCCTCAAGTGGAACTACCTTACCGCAAAACAATGGGCTTCCGTTATCGGCCCATTCACTAGAAACTTTTATTGCACGGTGCGATTTTACAATCAAGCAACAGCTTCTTATTCCACACGTCAGATGTATGTTTCCGACCGAACGGCCGGAATGTGGCGAAGGGGCCCAAACACTGGAAATGTAATGGGCTGGACGGATTGTTCTTTGAGCCTTGTTGAGGTCTAAAGGTGGTGATTTTATATGTCTGTAAAGCCGTCTGATAAGTGGCTTTCGCAATATAATAATACGCTTGTACCCGAAACTTTTATTCAGATTACTTATCATGCAGCTGATGATGCGGCACAAACGGACGCTATTGCAAGTTCAGGTTCGCAAACCGTGTTTAGCAACGTGGCATCCATCACCGATCTCGACACTTCCGTTTCCGGAAATTATGCGACTGCCGAAACCAATTTTTGGGTTTTGGATGGAAGTTTTGGTATCGTTCCGGATTCCGAACCGTATCAAGAATGTGGCTATGTAAGCGGTGAATGCGTATCAAGCTTCAATCATCCAACCGTCACATTTTCTTTTAGTAAAATCCACGAAGAAAAAATACCGGGTCTGACAATCATTTGGTCTGAAATTTTAAATGAATGGGCAAAATCATTTAAAGTTTCCGCTTACAAAGGAACCGCTCTTCTTTTGGAAAAGCAAATTGACAACAACGATTCCACCGAAACTTCAATTGAATTTGAGATTTCCAATTATGATTTGGTTATTATTGAAATTCTTGAATGGTGTATTCCAAACCGAAGAGCTCGTATCTCGCAAGTGGAATTTGGACAACGTGTGAAATTTAGCAAAACAGACCTTCTGTCGTATTCCCATAAATCAAAGCGAGACCCAATTTCCGGTCAACTTTCCAAGGATTCAATTTCTTTTTCCGTTGATAACAGCGATCAAAAATGGAATCCTATCAACCCAGACGGTCTCTACAAGTATCTGTATGAACGCCAAGCTGTTTTTGTAAAGTATGGCATGGACTTGGACGGACAGACTGAATGGATTAACGGAGGTAAGTTTTACCTTTCTAGTTGGAACATTCCTTCTAATGGCATTACCGCTTCCTTTGAAGCTCGAGATGCTTTGGTGTTTTTAATCGATTCACTATATACCGGAAGGAAAAGCGGAACTTTATACGAAATGTGTTATGACGCTTTGGAACTTCTTGATGTTTCCGGTATCAGCTATTACATCAATGAATCTTTGAAGGATTATACAGCTGATTTTAACAACGGAAATTCTTCGTATAAAAACGCTGATGTGCTACAGCTTTCTGCTAACGCAGCCGGTATGGCTTTGTATCAGACAAGAAACGGTGAGATTCGGATTGACCGGGTTCCGTACCTTCCTGAAAACAAGTCCGACATTTATGAAATCACTGAAATCAATGATTATCAGTATCCGGAAATCACTTTTTCTAATAAGTTAAAAAACATCTCTTACTCTCTAAATGGAACTTCGTCATTGTATCCGAATGGCGCTACTGGCGATGGAGTTACGCAAAGTGTAAATAATGCGCTTATCTCTTCTTCCGTCGTCTCCCAGCCAAAGAATGTTCTAACTGAAAGCTATAAAGTGCTTTCTAATCGTCGAAAAGCTACCCTGTCTTATCGTGCAAGCCCGCACAACGATGCTCTTGATTTTGTCAAGCTCAATCATCAGTTCGGATATTCTTCTAACTTGTTGATCACGGATGTTTCTTACACGTTTAATGGTAGCTTCAAGGGCTCCGTTACCGGGTATATGATTGAAGATGTTGATTCGTTACAAATCGATGCTTCTGAGATTTACTTACATCCTTCCAACACGATCACGCTCACTGCAACGCTTACCCCTGCATCTGCCGATTCCCCTGTTATTGTTTGGAATGCATCTCCCGCTGGTATCGTTGAGCTGAATGTCATCAAGAACGAACGCGGCGTATCTGTCTGCAACGTTACGTATTTACACAGCGGAAATGCAACGATTACAGCTACAGTTGCGAGCCTTTCTGCTTCTTGCAATGCTACTGCGATTGCGGATGAGATTTCCAACCTCAAAGAAGGCGATACCGTTTACATCTCCGTCGCTGGCGCTTATACCGCTTTTCTTGTCTCAAAGCATAATTACGAGCCAGAATTAAATGGCAAAGGGAGAACGCTTCTTGCTCTTAAAGACGCGAAAACAGAAAACATTGCGTGGGATAGTAAAATGACAACTCCCGCAGAGTATTCGACCAGCAGTATTGATGCCTTATTGAACGGAAACATAAAAAATTCTTTTTCTGATTTCATGCAGAAAAAAATCGGCAAAACTACTTTTTATTATACCCCAGCGTTCAAAAAAAATGATTCTAACAATTACGTACCTTCTGCTGTGTCTACTCTATCTCGCAGTATATTTTTACCTTCCGCAAAAGAAATATACTACGGATTTCCTGATAACCTCAGTTCTATTAACGAAATTTGGGGTTATGGATGCAATGCAGAAGGAAGCCCGCTCCCTACAGCAAAAGAACTTTTGAGAAATCCTTTTTTTACCCTCGGAGGTGATTACAGCCCGTATCAGCAGTGGACGAGAACTCCCGTTACACATCTTGAATATTTTGGCATGAATCCTTCTGTTGGAAATATTTATTATCGTTCTATTGTTGTTTCAGGGTATTGGGACAAAGCGCATCTTGGTAATTCTAATGACGAAGAAGAATTATTTTTTTATGACTGTATCGGTTCTGGCGACGCAAACTATAAGTGCTATCATTACATGTTTACCGTTCCGAGCAATTTGCCTATCGGGTATCAAAACAGAGTTGAGGAAGAATAATTTATGGCTCGTTGGATTACAGACCGCACGCAATCAGATGTTGACCGCGTGAAAGAAATTACCGCAAAGGCAAGAACAGGCACGTGGACAAAAGCCGAACAATCGGAATGGCTTGCCGGAATGAAGGGCGCTTTAAGCTATACGGATTTCAATCGCATAGAATCCGGCATTCAAGAGCTTGGCTCCATTGTTGGCGCGTCTGTTTCTGTTCGGACTGATTGGACAGTCGATGGATATATGAAAGTCTCCGATGCAACACGCTGGCTTTCCAACATCAACTCCATTCGTGCTAAATGCTCTGGCCCATCTGGCATTGCAGACACGCCAGAAAGCATGAATAAACTCGATTTTTTAAGGATGAATCAAATCGAGCAAATTTTGTTCGACATTGAAACGCTTGCTAAAACATACGTTACGTTTTCCGGTGAATACATGACAGGAGATGGACAATATGGTTTTTGAAGACCGTGTGGCGAAATATCCGGGTCGGTGGACAATGGTAAAATCGGATGGAACATCCGAAATTGTCACTCTTATCCGAAATGACGAGCCAACAAAAGAAGGAACGCCAATCAATGCATCCACCTTAAACGAGCTGAGTACCGTTGCGGGCGCAATTAACGCAAAAGAAGAAGCCGTTTCGGCTGCATCTAGCGCAAATTCTGCCTCCATCAGCGCAGCCCAAAGCGCACAGTCAGCATCCGCAGACGCAAAGAGCGCGGGAAGTTCTGCCGCTTCTGCCAAAGCTGAAGCGGACAGGGCTGCGGCCATCGTGAGCACCGACAAGACGCTGAGCGTTGAGGGCGCCCCGGCCGACGCAAAGGCTGTTGGCGATGCGCTGAAAGGCATCAAGCTCCCTATTGCCACCGCAACCACGCTGGGCGGTGTGAAGGTGGGCAGCGGTCTGACGGTCGATGCGGACGGAACGCTTTCTGCGGACAGCGCTTTGGCAGCCTACTCCGTGGGCAGTATTTTTCAAACAGTCAGCACTACCAGCCCTGCCGCCCTGTTTGGCGGTACATGGCAGGAGATTGCGCAGAACCGGGTGCTGATGGGTGCGTCCTATGCCCACGCAGCGGGCACAACCGTGGAGGCCGGACTGCCGAACATCACGGGCTATGCTGGCGCAGATACTGGTTCCGGTTATTATAACACCAATCGCCCAAATGCAGGCGGTGCATTTTATGGAGGTGGAAAATCCTACAGTTGGTGTGCTGCAGGCAGTCAAAATCCCGGCAGAGACCTTTGCTTTGACGCTTCCCTCTCGAACTCAATCTACGGCCGCAGCGCCACCGTGCAGCCTGCCGCCTACTATGTGCACATCTGGCGGCGCGTGGCCTGAGAAAGGAGGTTTTGAACCATGAAGATCATTGACGAGAACGGTGCAGCCATTGAAAACCCTGACCTGACGCTTGGGTATCTGGTGGACGACACCGAGCCAGTGGAGCACCCCGCCGTGGAAGGCGTGGAGGAGCAGTGGCACTGGGAGACCGTGACCGAGTATCCGAACGGTGGCAAGGACGTGCAGAGAGTGGTGGATGTGCCCGGCGTACAGGCGCAGGAGGAATGGGTGGAACAGGTTCCCATCCAGAAATACATCCGTTACACCGCCGAAGAGCTGGCCGCGCAGGAAGAAGAGCGCAAAAAGGCCGAAGCCCGAGAGAAGCTACCAGAGACGGTGGCGGCGCTTCAGGAAGAAAACGAGATGTTGAAACAGTGCTTGCTTGAAATGAGCGAGATTGTTTATGCATAAAATCACACAAAGAATCGAAAGGATGGTATTTATGATGGCTATGTTGTGGGCACAGGAAATTATGTCTGCTGAGACTATGGAGGATGCAAAGGCGCTGTATGAGCGCTGCCCCCGCCTGCTGAAGGAGAAGGTCAAGGCAATTCTTATCAAGAGCGGCTTTGAGGAAATTACGCAGTAAGGAGGACGCTATGGCTGAAATCATGGATGTATCCCGATATCAGGGCACGATCAACTGGGAGAAGGTCAAGGCAAGCGGCAAGGTGGACGGCGTGATGATTCGCGCCATGGGCAACAGCGCATCGGGCAGGCCCAGTGCCCCCTACACCGACCCGCAGTTTGCTCGCAACTATTCCGAGTGCAAGCGGCTGGGCATCCCCTGCGGCGTGTATGGCTATTTCAAGGCAGTCAACCGGGAGCAGGCTGACAAGGAGCTGGCCTACTTCAAGAAGCTGCTCACCGGCCGGAGCTTTGAGCTGCCGGTGGCCGTGGACATCGAGGACGAGATGCAGAAGCCGCTGGGCAAGGATGTGCTGACCGACCTGACAGCTTACATGCTGGGCACGGTGGAAAGCTGGGGCGTGTACGCTCTGCTTTACACCGGCCTGTGGTTCGGCAGCACCTTCCTGTACATGGGCGGCGCGGCGCTGAAGCCCTACGACGTGTGGCTGGCTGCCTACCGCACGAAGAAGCCCGCACCCAGCTGGTCTTTTGGCATGTGGCAGTACACCAGCAAGGCCCGTGTACCCGGTGTGACCACCAACGTGGACATGTCCCACGCATACAAGGACTATGCGGGTATCATCAGCAAGAAGGGTCTGACCCGTCTCCGGGAGGGCGAATGAGCGACGCGATCATCGTAGCACTTATCACTGGCGGCCTGAGCCTGAGCGGCGTGCTTATCTCTAACAGCAGGGCCGCTCAAAACATGGACGCCAAGCTGGAAAAACAGCAGGCCATTACCGACACTAAGCTGGACGAGCTGGCCCGGGAAGTCCGGGCGCACAATAATTTCGCTCAGCGTGTGCCAGTGCTGGAAGAACAAATTAAGGTGGCAAACCATCGCATTGAAGATCTTGAACAGCAGAAAGGAGCTTAAATTATGGAAGCAATGTTTAATTTTATCCCCGCACCCATCGCACTGGTACTGATGTTTATTGGCTTTGCCGCGCTGGCTGTTGGCGCTATCCGGCTGGGTTACAAGCAGTACGTCAAGCAGTGGGCGCTGGAGCTCGTGACCATCGCTGAGGACAGCATCATGGGCAGCGGTCAGGGCGCAAAGAAAAAGGCGCAGGTCTTTGCCGCGCTGCGGGGCGCACTGCCGGACTGGCTGAAACCTTTTATCACCGATGAAGTGCTGGACAGCGTGATTGAAAAGGCCGTCAGCATGATGAAAAAGGCACTGGCAGAAAAGAAGCCTACCATCAACAAGGAGTAAAACCTATGATTGAGCAGAGCGTACATCTCGCATCAAACGGCAGTGTGCAAGTGTCGGGATATGAGCAACTGGCACGCTTTGGCTACACCAAGAACCGAGGCGTATACCGCCTTGCCGTCACCGCTTCCGGCGAGTGGGAGGGCCTGACCATCCGGGCTTTCTGGCACGTCCCGGACGGCAAAGACCCGGTACCCTCGCTGGTGATTGACGGCTCTGTGGCCGTGCCCGCCAGCGTGACCGCACAGCCCGGCAATGGCTGCATCACCTTTGAAGGCAGCGACGGCACAAAGACCGTGACCAGCGCAGACCTGCGGTATCGTGTCAGTGCCAACTCAGGCACGGAGGATGGCACAGAGCCGGAGCCGGGCACCCCTGCATGGCAGCAGTTGGTGGATGCCGTGCACACCGATGCCACCGCCGCAGAGCAGGCCAAGACCGATGCACAGACGGCAGCACAGCAGGCCGGGGCCGCCACCAAAGCCGCACAGACCGCCGCCAGTGAAGCAGCCACCAGCGCAGGCAGTGCCAACCAGAGCGCTCAGGAAGCCGCTGGCAGTCTGCAGGAGCTGAAGAAAGGCATCGCAAGCGGTGACTTCAAAGGTGAGAAAGGCGACAAGGGCGACACCGGCCCGCAAGGCCCTAAAGGAGAGACCGGCCCTGCCGTAGCACTGGACACCACCCTCACCCATGAGGGCGAAGCCGCTGACGCAAAAGCCACAGGTGATGCTATCCGGGCAGAAACCACCCGGGCAAAGGGGGCAGAAAATCAGCTAAAGGAAGATTTAGGTGAATTAAATAAAGTATCTGAAAAAATATTATCCGTTAGTATCATACAAAAATGTGAAGTCGCTGATGGATATTATTGGAACTTTATTGCAGGAGGAAAAGAAACCAAAGAAATAAACGAGAATTATATTGCGGTAAAAATTCCTGTAGAAGGCAATAAATTGATTGTATACGGTGAATTTCAAGATTGGGCTTCACGCTATGTTAATAACGGAGCTTATACCCCTGTTGAAAGTACGTATATCAGTCACAATACGCAAACGAGTAAAGTTGCAGAATTTTATAATATTCCGACAGATGCAAAATATCTTTGCTTGAGTTTTTATAAAGGAGGATTAGATACATCTATTGAGAGTATCAATGTTGTATCTGGTGAATTTAGGCAAAATTTATTTTATCGTAAAAACAAATTTGTTGATAGGCTAGAAGTTTACACAAAAGATGAAATAGATGATAAACTTGGTGAAATACATATCAACAAGATTTATGTGGCAACAACTGGAAGTGATACAGAAGGCAATGGCACAAAAGAAAAACCATACGCCACCGTATTAAAGGCAAATGATGTTGTTACTGGTGCTTCTGAAAAGAATAAGTATGAAATCATTGTAGCAGATGGAACATATACGGATTTGCAAGAAAAATACAAAGGTCAGAACGGCTCTGGCTATCAAGGTGTTATTGCTAAATCATATGTAACATATAAGTCCCAAAGTAACAATCCAGAAAAATGTATTTTTATTTGGGACGGCGGTGTTGGATATGACACTATAAGTAACGATACTTGTACTAATAAATGTTTTTTCCACATAAATTCGGAAACCATCAATACTGTAATTAAAGGGTTTAAATTCGTTGGGTCTAATCTGAGATATTGCTTACATTTTGAAAGTAATTGCCTCACAACACCTTATATAGAAAATTGCATCTTTGATTGGCACGGTAGAGATTTCTCACCCAAGAATGGCCCTGTGATTGGTATGGGTGGAAGTATTTTCTCACATATCACTTTTAAGGATTGCAAGTTCCTAAATTCACAAAATGATGCTGGTATCCAATGGCATGATAACGCATATCCTTATGATTGGATGAATGGAAGATACGAACCAGAGGGGCTTTGTCCAAAGGGCGCAGTAATTGAATGTATTGATTGCCTGTTTGACAACTTAAACATTCAAGTGAGGAGTCAAAATGAAGATAGACCGATGCCGTGTTGCTTAATTCTTAAAAATTGCGGTGGATTAAAAAATGTATATCCATCAATTATTGCGGGTGGCACGAAGAATTACTGGAAACTATTTAACCAATGTAGTTTTATCAAAAATGATTTACTTACAGATGCCACTGAAACTACAACCTATGATGAAATGACATCAATCAAAACATCAACTGATTAACTAAAGAGGTACATATGGCTATCAAAAGCAAAGCCCGGCATGACCTGACCCTGCGCTCCATCAAGCGGGAGCTTACCGCAGGACGCGACGTGGCATACTGGCTGGACAGCGGCCTGCTGACGGAAGACGACATCGCAGAGGTGGAAGCCCTTGCACAGGCGTACTACGACGCACTGGATGCGAAAGACAAGGCGAACGCTGAGGAAATCACGCAGTAAGGAGACAAAAAATGTTTCATTATCACTACATCAAAGTCATTGCTGATTCCGAAAACATGAGTACGAAAGAAATCACTTCTGTTCTGCAAAAATACTTTGCAAAACAGAACGATGGTTTTTACCTCGAAATCGACTTGGATAATCATGCCGCTGATTTCGATGGCAGCGGAAAATGGCTCATGCGGTTGGAAGGAAATATTTTGTGGATAAATGGCGAATACGTTGCGCTCAGCGGTGTGCAACAAAACAACCCGGGCGATAGCTGTATCGTCAAAATTTCCGCAATTCGTTATCTCATTGTTCACAATAAGGAGTGATAGCATGACAAGCACTACATACCGCCATCTCGGTGATGTCAACAAAATGTACGCCGCACAAGAACAATTTCGTGACCTTACGAAAATGGTCTGCGCACGTTTTCGTGACCTCACGAAAACATACCATCTCGGCAACGTCACCGTAATGGTGCGCAACGCTGGACAGCTGCCGCAGCCTTTCTGGCTCGGTGCTACCTGTGGCGGCGGCTCGTGTAGTCTTTCCGCCAGCGTTGCAAGGGCTTAATGTAGAACAGATAAAAGCTGTGATAAAACGTGCGCCGCTTGGGAGGTATGACCGGAAAATCGCCCGGTTGCGGTATGTTGACCAGCTATGCCAAGTTGATATTGCAGCGCGTGTGCCGTATTGCCGGACATCAATCGGCAATAGGCTGAAAATTATTGATAAAATGCTGAGCGTGTGATATAATAACGTCAATTGGGTGCGATTTTTTTCACGAAAACGCATTGAAGCGGCAGGCTTTCGGGTCTGCCGCTTTTCTTTTTGCACGGATTGTGGTATAATTATCTCAACAAATCCACCCGGCCTCTCGAAGAATCTCATTAGGGTGGATGTCTGAACCCGTCAAGCCTATCAACGATGCGTATCATGGCGGGTCTTTTTCGTTGATACAGTCTCCCGCTCGCATACTTATAGTGCGTACCATGCGGGAGACGATTTTATATGAATTATGGTAAATAAAATATATCACTTTTTGTCCCGTGTTTTGTTCGCTCTGATTATTTTTGGGGCGACATCAAGCGTTCTAAAAACCGTCATTCCATTTTGGCATAGTGCATTTATAGGCGTGGTTTTATCGGTATATGCGTCTTTGCATTATACGCCATACGATTTATGATTTGAAAGGCTACGGCCTTTGTAGAGAGCGGCATTGCCTGTGGGCGGTTCCGCTCTTGATTTTTTGCAAGTAAAACGTTCAAACTTTCTATTTTGCCATCATTTTATATAAGTATATTTATATCTTCAAGCGCTCATGTGGCTTTGTGCCGCGTGGGCGCTTTTCTTTTTTGCTCACAGTAATCAAGCTCTAATCAAGTTTAAGCAAGATTTAAGCAAGATTTTTTGTCCTTCGTTGTGCGTTCGTTGTCTTTCGTTTTCTGCCGATGCAGTACACTGGATGCACAAGGAGGGATGTATTATGAGCTATTATCCGGCACCCGGAGCGCCCTACGTTCCACAGCAGCCTGTCAATCCTTACGGCGGTATAAGCACGGTAGGCCTTGCCACTCCCCTGCCAAACGCACAGATGCAGCAAGCACAGCCGCAGCGTCCGCAGCCGATGAATGGGCAGCAGCCTGTTCAGCAGTCGGCACAAGATGGCGGTTGGCTGCTTGGCAGACCTGTGTCCAGCAGGGAGGAATTTCTGGCGATACCGTCTGACCTGTACGGCAGACCAACCTACTGCCCGGACTTGCGCAGCGGCGTGATCTACTGCAAGCGTCTCAACCCGGACACCTGTGAATCCTATGTGCAGGAGTTCTACAGCCCGGAAGCATGGCGGCAAATGCAAGCACAACAGGCACAGCAGACCGCTGCACCGACACAGCAGTATGTGCCTATTGAGCAGTACAACGCTCTTGTCCACCGACTGGATGAACTTGAAAAGTGGCAGAAGAGCTTCTCTAAGCCTACTTCCACAGCGAAGAAAGGAGAATAAATAATGTCCTCTCCGTTTGATATGATTACGCACAGCCCAATCATGCAGCTTGCAAACCTTGCCCGTGCCGGGCAAAACCCGATGGGGCTTATCCAGCAGCTGAGCGGGCAGAATGCCCCCATCATGCAGGGCTTGAACCTGATTCAGGGCAAAAACGAAGCACAGCTCCGAACGATGGCGCAGAACCTCGCCAAAGAGCGTGGTATTGACCTGAACCAACTGGCAAGCGTCCTAAACTTGACGCTTCCAAAATAACGGTGGTTTGCATGAAAGAATCAAAATCTGCTTTCCCTGAAAAAAATATTGAGAAAAACTCCGAAAAAATTATCTTTGACGGAAATGACAAATCGGGGCTGATGCTTCTCGCCATCATCTTTTGGCTTGCTCGAAATCCAAATGAAGATAATGCTGAATAACGCATCCCTCTAAGCGAAACGCTTCTCAGTTTTGCGGACTTGACAAAAACCGCTTTTGTTTGGCTTCGCCCGCTGCACACGGTAGCGGGATAGCATAACGCAAAACTGAAAGGAGTTTTGTTATGGACGATTTTGCAACTGGCTATCTGGCTGGGCAGGACGGCGGCAATAACAACGGCGGATTCTTCGGCAACGAGGGTCTGTGGGCTGTTATTATCCTCGCCATTATCTTCGGCTGGGGTACAAACGGCTATGGCCGGAACGGTGGTGACAACGGCATGAACGCCTACATCCCCTATCTGGTCGGCACTGGCGCAACTGGTCAGGGCGGTGCAGATACCCGCGCGGCTCTGTCTGAGGGCTTCTACCAGCAGGATACCTCCCGTTCTCTGGCGGGCATCCAGAGCGGTATCTGCTCTCTGGGGTATGACCAGCTGGCGCAGATCAACGGCGTCAACACCAACATCGCGAACGGCTTTGCAGGCGTGAACAGTGCCATCTGTCAGCTTGGCTACCAGAACGCACAGCTGGTGAACGGTCTGGAGCGCAGCGTGTCCAACGGCGACAACGCCATCAGCCTTGCCATCATGCAGGAGGGCA